ACCTTTTACCAATTTTATAGTTGCTTTTTTACAAATTACTACCATTAGTCTAACATTGTTTTTTTAATATTACCTTTTTCTTTTAATTTCTTGAATGAAGATGGACAATCTTTAATACCATTTTGCATCCAATCTTGAAAATCTATATGTTCAAGGTAATCTTGTGCAGTTGGAATAAACCTCATTCCAAAATCTTCTAAAATATGAATTTCACAAATATCTTTTACTGATACTTCTTTACCATCAGAGTTAGTAATGGTATATCCAAAAATAGGTATCATTACTTCATGGATCCAAAAAGAATTATGAGTCAAAGACCTATGGCGATTATCAGAAATATATGCCTTTGAGCAATCCATTTTAATATGTATTTCTAAATAATCTTCTAATTGTCCACCAAATCTTCTTGCTGATGATTTAGAGTGAATGTGTGCATTTGCCATTATGTTATTTATTTTTTATTTGTTTATATTTAATATTTTCAAAGTCAAGATATTCCCAGAAAAATCCAGCAGCACTTTTACCAGGCATATTTGGATTTAATACATTATAAATAGATGAATATGATATTTTTAATTCATTAGCTCTTCATGGCATCTAATTTTTTTGTTAATTCTATTAGGTCTTCCTTAGTTAATTTACTAAGTATAAATTTAATTGTATCTTCTTGATTAGTAAAGTAGTTTAAGTTTTCTGATATAAAATCAACATAATCTTCTTGTTCACCTAATCCTAATGTTAATAATTTGTATTCTCTTTCAAATTCAAGACCTCCATTTACTAAATATTGACCACCAATTTCTTTCAAGTCTTTTCTAAACTGGTCAATACTTATATCTCTTGGTATTTCAAACTCAACTGTCTTGTTAATATCATAATCAAAAGTATCTGCAATGTCTTTGGACTCTTTCAAACCAAGACCACTTACTTGTTTTATAAGTTTTACAAAAGCTAATTTACTTGGTGTTTTTTGAACACAATTCATTCTTATCTTCTTCATATTACATTACTCTTTTAGTAGCTTCATTAAATAAATAAGTGTCAATAATCTTTTGGTCAACTTTACATACTTGATTAAAAGTATCACCAAAAGCTGATGTTTCATCATTATAATTGTGGATTGTATAGTCAGATAGTCTATTTTTTTCAAGTTGATCCATTTCAGTCTTTGATAAATCATTGATTTGTAGTAAACCCATTTTAGTAAGTTGTTTACATCTACTAATTCTATCTGTATGTGAGGCAAATATACTGATACTTCTATCCATTTTTTTATCCCAACCTCTTTCAAATAAGATTGATGAATGGAAAATAGTGTATATTGAATTTTGTTTTTTGTTGAACCTATCATAGGCTCTAAGAATATCAGGTTCAACCAATTTTAATACATTGTTGAACACTTCTGGATTTTTAATTTCTCTGAAATTTAAGTAGTCACCTTGGAAGATTTCACTTCCTAATTCTTCTTTAATATCACCTAATAATTCCCAGTTGTAGTTTAATATAAACCTAAGTACTGTATCTGCATCAAATACAGGAATACCTATTTGTTTAAATAAATTTGCTACTCTAGTTTTACCAGAGTATCTATTACCAGAAAGTCCTACTTTTATCATTTTATCATTTATTTGTTTCATTATACTATGCAATTTAGTTTGAATCGTGTATTGTTAGTTATTTTTTTAATCTCTTTTCTTATTAATTTCTTTTGTTGTTTGTTACAAGTTTGTGAAATTGGATATGGTTGTGATATTCTCAATATAATCTCTCTTTCAGAATTTTTTATTTGTATTTGAGAAAACCAATGTGGTGCTCTAAAGCAATCCCAAGTATTGATAGCAGTATAATAAAATTGAATGTGTTCTGTCTTTTTCATAAATAGAGTACAAATATATACATTATATTAATCATTACAAAATTTTTTTATATAATTATTTATGAAATACACAATTGAAGAATTGGGATTTGTCCTTTACAACAATCGATCAGTTAATGGAGTAGTAAAAAACTTTCTACCTACTGATATTAATCCACTGAAAATAATTAGAATTGAAAAAATCTTAGACAAAGTTAAGGAGAATTTTTCATCTGACAATAGAATGGTTGAAGTAAATATTAATGAATTAAACTCTACTGCAGATGATGTCATTGTTACCCCAAAAGATTTAGAAAATCTAACAGACTTAATAATAGAAAACATTGGTCACTTTAATCAAGATGAATTTGAATATCTTATTGGTAGAGGTATAGGTGAACAAACTATTTTAGAATATAAGTTATTAGGTCTATCATCTATTATTGACTTAGAACATCTTAAAATGATTGGTGCAACATCACACCCTGTATTAAAACAATTCTTAGATGATGGTATTGAAAATGGTGGAATTATTATTCCTCTTTTTGAAAATGATAAACTTGTTAATTGTGCAATAAGAAAATTAAATATAGGTAAAGATACTTTAGCTGAGAAGTTTGATCCACCAAGAACTAAAACATTAAAGTATTCATTGGCTTGTCCTGATGTTCCTGTTTGGGGATTAGATGATATAAATGAGTCAGAAGAGATTTGGATAGCCGAGGGTATATTTGATATGATTGCACTTAGAAAGCTTGGTAGAAAGTCTGTAAGTTGTTCCAGTGCAATGTGGAGTGCAATACAGTTATATAGAATACTTGAGAAGAAACCTTCTAATATAGTAATTGTTTCAGATAATGATAATGTTGGTTTAAGAGTATCTGCTACTCTTAGAGATTTCTTTGAAGATTATAAAATAAATACTAAAGTTGTAGTAAGTAGAATAGGAAAGGATCCTGCAGAACATTACTTTCAAAAACAAAAAGGATTAGAAGATTTTATAGATATAGAAATAACTAATGATATGATTGAATTAAAGGTGGATGATTCTTTTAATTTTATTAACTATTTAAAAAATAGAAATTTCTAAATTAATATATATGTTATGATAAAAAGATATAGACAATTTGTAAATGAGAGTATAGAAGATTATCTTCCAGCTAAAAAATCCTATACAAGAGATGATATTAGACAACTAAGAGATGATTGGGTTGAAGCTATAATAGAAATTTCAGAAGAAAATGGAGGTGCTAATTACTCAACATTGTGTAAGAGAAAAGATGATGATCCAGAACAAGATTATAGAGAATATCAAAAAGAAATGGATTCTAAAGGATTTAATTTTGATTTAATAAAGGAAATATTTTCAGAGGAATCTAACAAATTGATTGGTAAATGGGCATCAGATAGTTCTGATACAGATATATTTAGAGAGATTCATGAAAGTCCACTTGAAAATATGAATGGTGAAATTGATACATATTTATACTTTACTACTAAAAGATTAGGATTAGATTATAAGAAAGTTGAATTAGGTGGTCCATCATGGTGTGGTATTGAGGAACCTGAAGAAGCAATTGTTAGATACTCATATGGTTATCATAAAACTAAATATGGTCAACTTATGATGGAACAATTAGGTATAACCCAAGAAGATTTTGAATCATATGCAAGTAAAGGATTTTGTATACGTTTAATTGATAGTTGGAGTGATTTTTTCTCTGCTAGAATGGAAGATTATGTTATTATAGAAGAAGATAGAATTGTTATATTTACTAAAAGACTATCAGATTATTTAGAGATTTCTATTGATGATGTTAATGAAAAATTAATTTGGTTTTTAAACATATATAATTTTATTGAGTATGATATAACAGAAAATGAATTTCTTATTCATTGTGAATCTCTACAAAGATACTTTTTGAATGCTACTTAAACTTTATACTAACTTAATAGTATAATTCTAAAACAATTTTATATGATAATAAATTTAAAAAGTCAGACTGACCTTTCAGGTTTCTATGTAGTTTATGAAGGCTCAACAAACTTGGAAAAACCAGGATGGTATGGAATTTCACACTTAATGGAACATTTAGTATGTAAATCATTTGACCACTTACAAGAAGATTTTGATAGAGATGGAATAGACTGGAATGCATATACTTCATCTAATGAGATAGTATTCTATTTAACAGGACTTGATGAAAAAGTAAACAAATGGAAGAAGAAATTCTTAGACCTATTAACAACTTTCAAAGTAACAAAAGAAGAATTTGAGAATGAGAGAAAAATAGTCCTTGAAGAATATATGGATTGTTTTAACGATCAAACACAATCACATATGTTAAACTTATCAAGAAAGTTATTTAATGATTATGATCCAATTGGATTGAAAAAAGACTTGGAAAATCTTAAATTTATGGATTGTCTTAACTTCTTTGAATTACAATATTCAAAACCAACCAAAATTATAAATGTTTCAAAACATAAAGATTTTAATGATAAAGGTATTGACTTTCAAGAAAGACATATTACTAAAAGTTTATCGTTTGGTAATCATAAGGTTGATTTAGAATTAAATAATGAATTTAAAGATAAGACATCTATTGCAATATTATCACCTGTAATTGAAGAAGACTTTGCATATGTTAACTTTATAAACTCTATGTTATCATTAGGACTTAAATCTCCTTTGTATCAAGAAGTCAGAGAGAAAAAAGGATTAGTATATTATATACATTGTTATCAATCAAGAGTATGTGATAAAGGTATTAATGGTATATCCACTTTAACATCAAACAAAAACTTTAATGAAGTTGTTGAAGCAGTTAAGACTGTAATCACTAACCCTGATAAGTATTTAACTAAAGAAAGATTTAACCTTGTTAAGGAATACTACCAGGTAAGAAAACAAAAAGATGATATTAATAGATATGGTTCTGTTAATCAGTGGATTAATCCAAAAGGTTGGTCTGTGTATGACATCTTAGATGAAGTAACCCTTAAAAAAGTTAGAGAAGTTTATGATAAGTATTATGACTTTGATAAATTTTATATTTCATCTGATAAAAAAGAATTTAAAAAATAATATATGTTAATTCCATATATTGGTGAAAAGACAAAATTTTCACAATTTATAACACCAAACATTCCAACTGACATATCTACTTATGTAGAACCATTTGGAGGTATGTTTGGTGTTTTCTTTTCTTTAGACTTTGATAAATATGCACATGTTGACTTTATTTATAATGATATTAACAACTTAAACTATAATTTATTCAATCAGTTACAGAATAATAAAGATTTTATAGACTTGGTTAAATCTACCAAAGTAGATGAAGAATTTTATAGATTTTCACTGAAAGGAATTATTACTACAAAAGATGATGTTCTATTGGCATTACAATGGTTAGTAATTTTGACTTGTTCTAATCCTTATGAAATTGGTCAGGATTGTTGGAAAGGTGACAGAGATTTTGAAATATTCAAAATGAAACATAGTGCATATAAACCAAAGATAGATAGAATTACAAGTATTTATAGTGCTGATTATAAAGATATTATTAATAAGTATGATTCACCTGAGACATTCTTCTATGTTGATCCACCATATAAAGGTAAAGAGAAGTATTATATAAATCATGAGTTTGGAACTGATTCACATAAAGAATTAGCAGAAATGTTAAATAACATTCAAGGTAGATTTTTACTAAGCTATTATGATTTTGATGGACTGAGAGAATTGTATCATAATTGTAGATTTGAATTTAAGAAAACTATAATGGGAACAGAGTGGATAATTATGAACTACTAATACCTAACTTGTATAATTTCTTATCTCTATCATCACGTAGTTTATAGTTTTCTTTATATAATTTTCTTGCAGCACTTATAATTTCTTTGGCCTGACTTTTAGTTGGATTTTCAGTTCTGGTATTTGGTATTCTATCATCAAAGTCCCAATATAACTCATTGTTTAGATAGACTATGGCCTTTAACTCTGAATGATCCTGACCATAATAATTTTTAATATAGTAAGTATAATCTACTTGCCAGTTATCATTTTTAGATGTAAAGTAGAATGATGATTTAGTATGTTCCATATTATTATAATAAAAATTATAAAATAAGTTTAAAAAGAAAACCACTCATTTTGAGTGGTTTTCTTTTAGTAATTAGTTTTTACATATTCTATTAAGTCAGAAATATTATCTGAATTATAAATGTAAGGATGTTTATCTAATAAAGATTCTAAGAATTTAACTCTGCCTTCTTTATAAGCATCATTTCCATATACTTTATATTCTTCATGAATTCCTTTTTCCCAATCAAGTAACTGGTCATAGTTTCCATTAGTAATAACATTCATATCAAATTGAATAAAGTTATTTGATAATCTACTACTTGCTTCATGAGTTTTTGTATCTAAAATCATTTGTTTGATGTCTTGAATGTCTTTATCAGATTTATTCTGACAACATTCTAAAAAGAAGTCAGCAGATTTCTCTTCATTATCTTGTTTCATTGGATCATAAACACAATCATGAAAAAGAGCAGTGATTAATAACTTCTCATATTCTTTCTCAGAGAAAGCATGTGTATTTTCATTAATCTGGTCAATTAAATCATTTAAGTGATTTAATGTATGATAAGAACGATGTGATTCATTCCACATTCCTAAAACTGTATTAACATCACATTTGATGTTCCATTTGTTTAATAATTCTTGTAAATTCATAATATTTATTATTTTTATAAAAGTATATATTAAGATTGGTATACTGGTATATCAATAGTAGATAATAACTTTATAATTTTAGTTTTTCTTCTATTTGCTTTTGCTGCAATATTAAGATGTTTTTCTAAATTTTTTAGAACAGAATCAAAATCAGTTATCTTCATATTACTTCTTTAAAATTAAATCAATTTTGGCTTCTCTTTCTTGTGCCTTTTCTCTTAGTAATCTTGCTTCTCTTTCCTGAGGTGTTTCTTCTCTTTTAGTTTTATAAGTACTCCAATCACTATTCTTCATATAACCACCTAAGAAATCATCAATACTATAAGATGATCCTAATTCCTTTAATAATTTATCATAGGAATGGTATTTATCAGTTTTGTAATAATCTTTATCAAAAAGATTGTTCCATTTTTCATTCATAATTTATAATTGTTTAGTTAGTTCAATGTATAATTTTTCCATACCAGTTGTCGCTGGTTCTTGGATATGTTTAAATTCTAATTCTCTGAACTCAGGAACATAAAAATCTTTATCTCCTGGGTCCACATAGTAAATTAAAGTATTGTATTTTGTAAGAAAAGGAATTTCATTTGCAGGTGAAACTTGCATAGAAGTTCCAATAACAATACAGATGTCACATTCTTCTGCTGCCTTTACTGCATTATTTACATTATCTTCATTAAGACCTTCACCAAACCAAACAATGTGTGGTCTCATTTGAGAACCTTTTTCACATTTGTCACCAAGGTTTAAATCTTCTGTCCAATCATAAACTAATTTAGAATCAAGAGTTGATCTAACCTTAGTTAACTCACCATGTAAATGTATAACATTTGTAGAACCTGCTCTTTCATGTAAATCATCAACATTTTGTGTTGCAATGGTTACATCAAAATATTCTTCAAGTTTGGCAAGTAATTCATGTGCCTTATTTGGCTGTACTGTTTTAAGTTGTTTTCTTCTTTCATTGTAGAATTCTAATACAACTTCTTTATTTCTTCTCCAAGCATCTATGGTGGCAACATCTTCAATCTTGAAGTTGTTCCATAAGCTATCCTTGGAATCTCGGAAAGTTTCCACACCACTTTCTTTAGAAACTCCTGCACCTGAGAATACTAATATTTTTTTTCTGTCTGTCATATTATATTGTATAAAGATAATTAAAAATAGTTTAGACTATTAATTTTTTTATATATACTAAAAAGTTAATAATAGTTAAATGAATACATTTTCATCAACAAATATAATACAAAAAAACATAATTACCAAACCTTATCTTTTAACAACAGAAGAATTAACTCAAATAGGTTCTGGTATTAATCTAGTAGGATATGATTTTTTAAAAACACTACCTGAACCAATAGATGAGACTATTGTAAACTTTAGATATGGTAATCCAAGTAGTCCAAGATTATTGAATTGGGTTGAACCATATAAAATAGCTGGTATTAACTATACTTTGTTTTATACAGAAGTAAATTCAGGTTTAAAAGTAAATGATAAAGTATTTATTATTAATGGTGCATATGATAGCAATTTACTAATTCAAGAAGATAAGTATAAAAAAGGTAGAGATGGATATAAAGTTCTCTTTGTAGATGAGTGTAGAATTGTATTGGATATAGAATTTAAGGGTTGGCTACCTGCAAATGATTATTCTGAACAACCAGAAGATTTTGATGATTTTATCAAAGTTTATTATATTAAAGATCAAAATGACTTTATTCATGTCAATAGACAAGTAACTACAAGAGGTCAAATATTTGATTATAAATTTAATAAAAATCAAAATAATATTATATTTACTGATATTGATTTTGAATCTATACCACAAGGTAGTTGGGGAGAAACATCAGGTTTGACAGGTTCACCAGGATTCTTTATTAAAGATGGAACATCAAATTGGATTAATATTAGTAATAATTCTATTACCGGTAATGATTTTATGAATGGCTTGTATTCTATTGCAGCAACTAATTCTAATAACAAAATACTTATATTAAATGGTAGTTTTACTTATTCATATTCAAATGGTGTTATTGCTGAATTTAAGGAAGATTCTGTTTATTCTTGGAAATATGATTCAATATCAGGTACTTATAGTTGGTTAGTTAATGTTAAACATGAAAATAATAATCCACCAATAATTACAAAGTCTAACTTTAGAAGAGGTAAATTTGATGGTAAGTGGAATGGAGGACTTTATGGAACTAGTGATGAAAGAATAATATGGAATAGCAAAACTGCAACTTGGAACTCAGGAACTTTATTAAATACAACATGGCAAACAGGTATAATGAATTCTTTCTATAGTCAACCAAGTAGTTATTTTGCAGAATTTGAATACTCTTTTGCAACTTCTTCAGGTTTCCCTTTTCAAAAAGTTAATAATCCAGATAATAATGGTTATGGTTATAACTTTGTTATTAATTCAGACATTCAAAATGCAGTTATAAATAATGGTAATGTTACTAACTCAAAATTAGGAGCAAGTGCAAGTTCTTATAATATTGTTGAAGAATATTTAAAAGAAAGTAATATTGTTGATAATTTTATTACAGATGGAATTACAGTAAATAAAGCACTCTTTGATAATTGTAAATTTATAAATGCAAATATTGAAAATACTGAGATTAGAAATTGTAGGGCAGAAAATTCAAGATTTAATAAAGTTAAATCTGTTAACTCACATTATAAATCTTCATTATTTTTAAATTCAAATTATATTAGTGATAACATAATTAAAGTACTTGATTATGATGAGTTTACATATACTACTACTAATGACTCAAATGCAACTCACAAAGTTTATAAGTTTTATATTAATAAAAGAAGTTATGAGAAGTTCAAATTGAAAGATAGCTTTTATATAAAAGGAATTAAAGTAAATAATAATTCTGGTGAACTATTAAACTTCTTTGATACTAAATTTAAAATAGGTCCTTATAAAGAGTATATAGATTATGATTTAGGGGTTGGATTTATAAAATTGGCAGTTGAATATAATGCATTTATTTCTACACCTAAAGAAAATGAGTATAGATATTCAGTTGATAATACTGGAAATAAATTAGAAGATATTAAGGGTAAAGATTATTATTCAGTTGATATATTTGTAAAACAAAAATTTGAAGAAACAGGATTTGGTTCTGGGAATATAGATTATATAACATCAAACTCAGGTATATTCAATGATACATTTTTAGGAACTGGTATATTAGATTTCTCAGAAGCTTATATTGTAAACTCAGATTTTGAAAGTGGTATATTTGAGAACTCAAATTGGAATAGTGGAAATCATATAAATTATAGTAATGATAATAATATCACTAAAGATATATTAAATGGTGGTGGTTTTTATAGTTTAAGTTTAACTGGTACTAATAGTATTTCATTTTCTAACACAATATCAATTGAAGGTATTGCAAGTGAAGTAGATTATGATTATTTGGGAACTGGTAGTGTTGTATTTTTAAATGCAGTTGATTATGATACAAGAGGAAAAGTTACAAGTTTTGTAATTGATAATCCAGGTTCTCTTTACACTAATGGTACATTTAGTACAAGTGGAGGTTCAGGAACAGGATTAACAATAAATGTTACTGCATCTACTATTGGAGCTGCTTTTGAGGTAGAACTTATACCTGATGGTGATGTTAATAATTATTATTATGCAAGTAGTGCAGGTGGTGGTTATACTACAAGACAAACTACTGGTGGATCCGGAACAGGATTAGTAGTGGAAATAATAGTAAGTAATAATAGTCCTCATTTTATTACAGATGTTACAATTTTAAATCGTGGTTCTGGTTATAATATAAATGATGAATTAAATATCTCTTTAGTTTCTATTAGTGGTGTTGATAATGAAGGTCCTATAAAAAAATTAAAAATTACAAGTATATTAGATGGTGGTGTCTTAGTTAGCTCTACACAATCATTTCAAGGATTAGGTTATCAGATAAATGATATTATTACAATAAATGGTGGTAACTCTAATGCCCAAATAAGAGTAACTGGTGTTACTGGTTCACTAACAAGATTACCTGATGCATATAAAATTACAAATCACCAAATTACAGGAACAAATCAAATAATTGATTTAGAATCAATATATACATTTCCTAATTTATTGGAAAATGGATTGTTCCTAACTATGGGAGCTCAGAATAAATATGGTTATTTACATAGAACTAAGTTTAATAAATCTAGACTTATAACAGGTATATTTAAAAGAGCATATATAGTAAACTCACTATTAAAAGATGAGAATTTTGATGTTAGTGATAAAGATTTTAACAATATTAAAAAAATAAAAAATTTAATTTTTGTAGATACTATATTTTCTAATAATTCAAATATTCTATCTAAGGCAACTTATATGAATTCATTTTTTGTAGGTGGTAATGATATATGGGATAATGGTATATTTTATGATTCTATTTGGAATGGAGGAAATTTTAAAAATGGATTAGTAAAAGAATCAATTTGGGTAGATGGTATATTTAGTGATGGTCTATTTTATAACTCAAGAAGTTTTAATAATATAGGAGGAACTAATTATAATCAAGATATAAAAACAAGATATTATAAAAGTGGTACTGAATCTAATGCAAGATTTTCATGGCAAAATGGTACATTTTTAAATGGTGAATTTTATAAAAGTGATTGGGAAAATGGAGTATTTAATGGTGGTAAGTTTTACTATTCTAAATTTTATAATGGTGTATTTAATAATGGTGTTATAGGTGATAAATCAATTCCTATAGATGATACTTGGTTCTATAATGGAACTATAAATTATGCAGTTGTAGAAAATTCTAAAATTGTTTCTCAGAAGTATAATGGTATTTCAAATTCAGTTATTACTTGGAACAATGGTATATTTAATTCTGGAGTTTTTGGTACAAATGATATACAAGGTGTAGTTAATACTGCTACTTGGAGTTATGGTATATTTAATGGTGGTGAGTTTAGAAATAAAGCAAAATGGAAAGATGGTATATTTAATGGTGGTAAATTCTTATCTAACTATGGATTAAATTTACCAGATAATTCAACAAATAAAGAAGATTACTCTTGGGAATATGGTATATTTAATGGTGGTGAGTTTGGTAATGCAAGCACTACAATTAATTCAAATTGGTTTGATGGTGAATTTAATGGAGGTCAATTTAAAGGAAGAGTTTGGAATAATGGTATATTCTCATTTGGAGAATTTTTAGGAAGTGGTGGTATTGCAATTGGTGGAACACCATCATTTGTATCACAATCCAATCCTGGTATATTTGTAAACTCATATAATTTTCCACCAACTGGTTCAACTACAAGAAGATATTATGGTTTATGGAGAAATGGTTATGTAACTGATATTAAAGATAAGTATATTACAGATAGAAAATTATATACTGATATTAAAAGGTCAAGTGATACTACTAAAGTTGTCAATAAAGCTATCTTAAAAAATATGCTTTGGGAAAAAGGTATATTTTCACATCCAAGTGGTGAGATGATTAACTCAGTTTGGTTGGATGGAACATTTGAAAGTGGTAGATTTTTATCAAGTTCATTTAATCCTTATGTAACAAGAAATGGTGTTAATAGATTTAATTTTAGTGATACTTGCTCTTGGAAGAATGGTATATTTGATGGTGGTGAGTTTAATATATCTACTTGGGAAAATGGAACATTTGTTTCAGGAACTGCAGTAGGTATGAAATGGAAAAATGGTATTGTTAATTATATGAATGCCTATAATGTATTCTGGGAAGATGGTTTATGGAGAAATGGTAACTGGAATGGTTCTTATTTTAACTTAACTAAAACAGGTTCAGTTATTGATGATTATGCATTACAAGTTCTAAACAATGGCATGACACTTGGTGTTACATCATCATCTTTACATGTTTGGAATATATTTCATAATGAATCATTAAGTGATTATACACAATCTAATACAACAGGATTTGTATTTTCATCCAATACTAATGATGATAGTCCACCTGCTTGGAGTTCAAGTAGTACTTTTAGTGAAGTTGGATTAACACCTACAACCTCTTCAATTACTATAGTATGGGATCCAATATTTTGGATTGTTAATGATAATAGTGATAGATTAGGTACAGATATATCTATAAAAGTTTTATTAACAAGTAATATAAATGATTTAATTAGTGGAGAATGGCAGTATAGTATAGATAATATAAACTGGGATAGTTTTGCAAGTGTAACTACAACAGATAATATATATTATAATATGGCATTAGGAGATAACTATTTTAGGATTGAAGATACTATTACAATAGGACTTAGTTTAAATATTATATATTCTAATGTATTAAAATATACAAGAGAATTAAGTACTTTATATAATAGTTTTAGTGTTATTGTAGGTGCAGCAAATTGTGTATTTGGTCAAATATCTTTTTCATCTGCATATCAAGAAATTCTTTATTCAAGTTCATCTGTATTAGCAATTGGTACAATATTATATACAGATACTAATCTTACAACTACAACAAATGTAGGAACAATAAAAACTGGTTCAATTATTTATGATTTGAGTTCTGGTGAAATTGTTGATATTTATTCTGTAGGTACTACTTGTTAGAATATAAAAATAAATAATTAGATAATGTCAAATATAATAAACTTAACTTGGAATGGTGCAACTGATGACAATGGTATATCAGGTTATCAAATTCAATGGAGAACATCTACAACATCACCTTGGTCTCAACCAATTTTAGTTAATCATAATCCTAATTCTCCAGGAAACAATTTAATATCTGGTGGTGGTAGTTATAGTCATACTATAACTCAAGTACGTGATCATACATTTAGAATAAGAATAATAGATAGTGTAGGTCAATTTAGTGGTTATAAAGAAATTTCAGTACCTGTTGATAGTTCCACTATATTAATTTCAAGTCAAGGTATAGCACTTGGAAACAATTTAGTATGTACTTCAAATGCATTAAATCCAATAAATCCTATATTACTTAAAGATAATGGTGTAATAACTAGTACAATAACAGATACTTTAACATTTGTAAAAAATGTTGATGATAGTACATTTGATGGACAAAACAGATTTTGGAGAATATTATTGAATACAATAAGTTATAAATGTAAAATAGAACCATCAGGTAAGATTGTATCACATGAACAATGTTCCTCTAATATTAGAACATTTAATATATCAAGTCAAGGTTATGATTCAAATATAACAAATGGTCAAATATGTGTAGCAGACTTAAATAATACAATATATTTCAATAATGAATTACAAATTGGTACTATAGTTTATAATACTTTGAATGATAATGGTACTTTATCAGGTCCATTTATTGGTATTAATAGATATTATTTAATTAGTGATAATGATTTTTACTATATTATTCAAATACAAAATAATGGTAGTGTATCATCTATTCAAGATTATACTGCAGTCTGTCAGTTAGATGATCCAAATAATGTTATTGTTACTTGTTGTTTTGTAAAAGGAACTAAAATAACAATGTTTGATTATACAACTAAAAATATTGAAGATGTTAAAATTGGTGATATTGTAATAACTTATAATGAAGAAACTAAATTACAAGAACCAGGTGAAGTAACAAATATAGCAAATCCTGTAAAAAGTAATATAGTTGAATATGAATTATCAAATGGTGTGTTAATAAAATCAACTACTTGTCATCCTTATTGGGTTGTTAATAAAGGTTGGTCATCATTTAATAAATCATTAACTAAAGAATTGTATGATTTTAATGTAGAACAAATAGAAGAGAGTGATGTTTTACTTACTATAGATAATAAAGAGGTTGTTGTTGATAAAATAACTGAACTAATAACTAAAGAAGTTGCTACATATAATTTAGAAATATTGGGTAATCATACATATTATGCAAATGGTATTTTAGTTCATAATAAAACTGCTGTTCCTCCTGCACCAAACAGGTATGATGAATTTGGTAATCAAACATCTGCTTGGACTACATGGAATAACTTGTATGGTACTACAGCAACTTGTTATGCAGAACCATAAAAATAATCAAAGTGATAAACTTAAATTAATATATAGTTTATGCAAAACTCACAATCAACATTCTATGATAGAAATTCTTCTCAAAGTTGGGAATTAGTATTAAATAGTGGTATAACTAGAAAACCAAGATATTTAGAAATTCCATTATATATAAATAGTGAATTTATAAATGTTAATTTATATAATCAAAAGAAGAACTATCAATTTTTAACTACTATTAAAGGTGGATCTGCATCTACACTGGATATACAACTGAGTGATCCTTTTAAGGCAGGTTTTGTAAAACAATTATCAATTTTGGAAAATAGTGAAGTACAATTTTATACTTATGCAAATCCAATTTCATCTGAAAGTTCTGTTAATATAATTAAATATGGTGCACTAGATACATTTACATCAAGTTATATAACTGCATCATCAATTAGAGAGATAGACTTTTTAATAAATGGTTATAGAGAGTTTAGATACTTAAATCTTCCCTTAAATGATGAAAGTCAACCAAATGGATGGTGTTATGAAATTGATTCTATTTCAAATACTGGTTTATATAAATGGTACTTTTCATCAACATCAAGTGTTATACCTCCACTTTATTCAACTTTTGGTTCAGGATTAGAAGAAGTTTCACTTAATAATGATTATATAGCAACTTTAATTGATTATGATTATTTCAATTTAGATTTTACTTTTAATTTCACTGGTGGTAATTCAAATGATAAAATGGAAGCATTTTTGGTAAATCAAAATGACTTAAAATTGGGTAGATCATCTTGGGGTAATCCAATTAACTTTAAAGTAAGTGGTTTATCTGGTGTGACTAGTTCACTTAATACAATTGCTACTTTTAGTCAAATAAATTTAGCAGCTACAAATATTAATGGAACTAAAAGATATTTGGTTTTTAGACCAAATATGTCACCTTTGCCAAGAACTACAACATATGTTGCGAATATATCAATTGTAAGTTTAGTTGGTGGATATAATCCATTAAACAATCTACAAGTAGTACCTGCAACATCTTCTACAACTAGCAATATAGATATTAATATAATAGATTCAGTATATAATTTTCAATCTGTTTCAAATGGTGTAACATTTAGTTTGGCATCAAAAATAGGAAATGGTTATTTTAAAGCAGGTATTTGGGAAAATGGAGTTTGGAATAATGGTTGGAGAGATGACACAGTAGTGGCTGATTTTGATGATATTTACTCTGCATTTCTTTATGCATATGATGTATCTTGGAAAATAAAAATTAGTGGTTCAAAGGCTTCATGTAATTCATTTAAAGTTGGTGATAAAGTAGCAATTGGTAATATTATAGCAATTGATATAAATGAAAATAGAAATCTATTAAGAGATTATTATAATATAACTGAGATATATATAAATCCTGATAATTCTGGAACTAATTGGATTGAAGTTAGTTTAAATACTACATTTCCATATAGAAGAATTGAAAAAGATTCATCTAATCACAAAATTAAGATAACTAAAAACATTTGGTTATCAGGTGCATTTTTTAATGGTTATTTCTCAGGAGTTTGGAATAATGGGTTATTTAAAGGTTATCCTAAAATTACAGAAATGTTTGATACTCATTGGATTGATGGTTTTTTTAATGGAGGACATTTTAACTCTACTTATCCTGATTATTATTTTACTGATATAGAATCTACTGAAAATTGTCAAGTTAGTAATATTACTTTAGTATTTGGTACTGCAACACCTCCAAGAACTTCTGGACATAATTTACTTCCAGGGGATTATATAATAATTGAAAAGGATATATCTTATATTCCTAATTCAAATAATACTACATCAACTGCTATATTATATAATCCAGAATATAATGGTATTGCTAAAGTTTTAGGAGTTAATGGAAATAATGTTGTTGTTGATAAGAAACAAAATCAGATATTAGCATTTCCAGAAGCGGGTAAAGTTACTAGATATACTGCATCTAGTGTTATACAAAACTTTAAGTTTTATGATACTAATAGATCATTATTAAAATCAAATGAAAGTTCAATTTCATCAAGTATATTTAGTTTTAATTCTTGGATTGATACTAATTATGATACTACAAGATCAGTTACATTAGGTAGAGATTTTAGGTCATATGAACCACTAACAAGTAAATCTGTAAATAGAAATAATTTGTATGGTTATCCTACATATGATGTACTTTCAAGTGCATCACGTTTTAGAAATTCTTTTGACTTAAATTATGGATTGTACAAGTTAGGAACTAAATATAAGTTATTTACTGATTTTATTGGTGATGGTTCTACATTTAATGAACCATTTGATCCAAAACTAGATAATATATCTAATTTTTACAATGCTGGTTGGACTTTTTCAACTAAACCAAATCGTTCTACTGATTTAACATTTAATAGATCTGAGGCAATTATATCGGCAGATAGTGCTTCTATTATTTCTACCACAATACAAGATTATATAGATGCAGGTGTTACAGGAAATGAATTGTATTTAACCGCAACTAACTCAGGTGCAATATTAAATAATGATAAAATTAATATAGCAAAAACAAGATATAGTGTAGTAGAGTTTGATGTTGTTACTTATAGTATTGCAAATTCTAAATTTACACAAACTAATCAAAGGTTATATGATTTAGAAACTGAACTTAGTGGTCCACCTTTAAATCTTGCAACACAATCAAATATTTCAGTTGATAATTTAACACTTACTGCAAGTAATATTTTCACATTTGATGTTGGTTCACAAGGAACTTCAATGATTCCAGAAAATAACTTCTTTGATGGATTTGATGGTGAAGTTTGGTCTGTTGATAAACAATCAGATGGTAAGATTATAGTATCTGGTAATTTTACTGAATATAATGGTTCACCAACACCAAAACCTAAAATTTGTAGAATAGATAATGGTGTATTAGATATGTCATTTAATCCTGATATTAATGATTTTAATCCTACATATATAGATTTTATAAAAGTGTTGGTTGTTAAGGATTATTTACCAATGTTTGATAAGATATTTTTAATAATAAATTATACACAATTAATGTCAGTAAATAGTTATCCAAATGTTTTAGGAAGGGTTATTAGATTAGAACCAGATGGTACATTTGTAGGTACAATATCAAATTTACAAAAAGAATTTAACTCAAAAGTAACAGATATTGCAGTAAGGCCTACAGATGGACTTGTTGTAATAGTTGGTCTTTTTACAGCATTCTACTATAATAGTACTAATGTATTCTTTTTAAATAAAATGGCCTTATTTGAATATAATACTTCAACCAATCTTTCTTTTTCAGGTTATAACTTATATAGTGGATCAAGTAGTGAAACTAGAGGATTTTCATTTTTTGATAGTCCTTCTACTATTGCATTTTTAAGTGATGGTAGTATCATAATTGGTGTGGCACCAAAAGAAATAGGATCTGCATCAAATACAAATGCAAGATCAAAATTTAAGAATAATTCAGGTACTACTTATTATATAAATGGAATTGTTAAATTAAACACTAATTCAACACAGATTAATGTTGATAGTACATTTCTTACAACTAGTGCAACTAGTACAAATATGAAAGGATTTTCACTACCATCATCTTTTACACTTTTGTCTAATACATCAAAGAATTTTATTAATAGAATAAAAGTAGATTCATTAAATAGAATTTATGTAGTTGGTAACTTTGCATCTTATAATGATGGAACTCTTCTTAGAACTTGTAAAAATATAGTAAGGTTGAATTCTAATGGTTCATTTGATACAACATTTAATACAGGTACAGGACTAAATTCATTTGCATATGATATAAAATTTAGTTCTGATTATAGTATCTCATATATAGGTGGTGAATTCACCAGTTATAATAATCAACCTTGTGGTAAAGTTATATCAGTTGGTATAAATGGTGTCTTACAGAATACTTATGTTGGTGGTACTCTTAACCCATCAACTTCTGTAGTAAGAACTATGGTTTTAAATGGTTCTAATTTAGTAGTAGGTGGAACTTTCTCATCATATCAACAAGTACCAACTACTACTATTACACAAACAATAACAACAAGTGAATGTGTTTTTGGATTGTCATTATTACCAGAAGATATTATCAACATTGCTGTTAAAATTTCATTAAATTGTCAAGGTTCTAATTTAGAAAATATTACAATTAATTTAAAATCACCAGATAATAAAATTATTTGTTTAAAGAAAAGTAATGTTTCAAATACATCACCACTTAGTTTAGTGACAGAAACAATATTAACAGACACTGTATTTGATATTTTATCAAATACTCCGCTCTCATCAGGTAATCAACCATATACTGGAACTTTCTCTATGGAAAAACAAACTGGTATAGGTACATTAGGATTTGGTGTTTCTAATTCAACAAACATTGAAGAATTAGTAACTACTAATACACTAAATAATTGGACTATTTATATTCAAAACGAAAATTCAACTTACCCAATACTAAATAAATGGGAGTTGATTATTAAATATAAGAAATATATAGAAGATGTTGGAATTGAAATAACACCAAGTGTTGATTTACCAATTTTACATTTTAATAACCTTAATTTTGAGATTGGATCTCAACCTAGTGGTGATGAAACTATTCCTATTTATAGAAGAATGTCTTATTTACCAATAACCCAAAATATTAATCATTTATCAGTTCAAAATTCATTTAGATTTGACTCTATTGAAAAAACATCTGCTGAAAGATATAATGGTTTTGGTTCAAATACAATTAAAAAGAAATATGAATATTTCTATAATAAGACTGATTTAATGATGAGTATTCAAGGAAATGGTGATATGGGTGGAAGTCAATCTATGATGGTATTGGATAATATTAAAATGTATGAAACAGATATGATTCCATTCTTTAAATATTTTGAAGAAGCAAATATCTATAAAGGTATACAAATTCCTTATGAAGGTGTCGCACCTAATATTGATTATCTAAACTCTGATTTTGTATTTGTTGATAATGTTACAATTGGTATAGATAGTCTTGATAGTTCAATATTGGATAATACTATTATTTGTGTACCTAATGTTGTGGTTAGTGCCTCTTCATCAGTAATAGTAACAACTAATCTACCAACAAATATAGCAACATCATCAGTAAGTATAAGTGGTAATGTTTCTATACAAGGTAATGTACAATATATTTCTAGTGGACTTTATTTGAGCGAGGGTAGTTTACAAGAAAATTCAGTTGACAATCCTGTTTTTGATGGTTTTAATTTTAGTAAAAATGAAACTGGATTACTACCAAGTAGAACATATTATGTTCAGGCATTTGCAGTTACTCAAAAGTTTCTAACCATTAATGGTGCTCTTACACTTGAACCACAAGAGGTTACTAAAGGACAATTTTTTACTTTTTCAACAGATAGATTACCACCTGATTACTCTAATGATTATTCTGGTGATTATTCACAATAGAAAAATAATATATAAAAATAAATATTTATAATATGGCAATACCTACATATACAAGAGAACAATTAATAACATTAATATCAACAAAATTGGCAGGTTCTCCTAATACAATAGATGCAGTTGAACATAGAGAACTTGAAACTGCTATAGTAAATGCTATTTATGGACAAATAGGTGATATTAAAGAAATTTCATGTAATACTACTTATATAACAAATAACTTTAAAACAGGTACTAATTTAATTGATGAAGGTTTGGGACTTCCATCAGGTGAAAGATATGGTTGGGCTATATGTAATGGTAAAAATGGAACAGTAGATAAAAGAGGTAATGTTTCTATAGGTTATGATCCTTCAAGTTATGCAACACTTGCTTCTACTCAGTCAGGTGGTGGTACTACACCTTATAAACAAGGTGGTCTAAAAACAGTTACATTAACAATTGATCAAATGCCACCACATAGTCATACACGTCCCAGAGGTAATGATAATAATTTAGGTGGTGGAACAAATCAGTATGGTTGGCAAGCAATTGATGATTTGTTTGGTAGCTATGCAACAAACACCACAGGAGGTGCTGGATCTACATCAACTGGTAATACAACTGGAGGTTCAACCAATGCGCATGAAAACATGCAACCTTACATAGTTACTTTATTTATTCAGAGGATTCCTGTTTAAAAAGTAGTAAATATCCAATTTTACCGGCTTCATCCTTTGAATAGTGACCCATTGCTTCTAACTTGGTTTCATCACCAGTTAGTTTAATGTTTCTTAACTTTTGTTTACCCAATATACGTTTATCTCCTTTACAAGTCTTACAAGGAGTTAAACCAACTTTTCCCTGACCCTGACAAAATGAACATTTGTTACCATTGTAGTCTTTACCACTACCTTCACAGAAATCACAACCATCATCAGCATCAAAGATATGTAATACCTTACCATCATTATCTTTAATGATAATTTTAGATGATAAATCTTTTCCAGATCCATCACAAGTCTTACACATTACCCATCTTTCATATTCAATTTTCCCATCAAAAGTATCATCTACCTTGATGTAAATATTGAACACATCATTCTTTTTGAACTTCTCTAATTTATCCTTAGTGTCATCAAAATTGAAATTAAAATCTGTTTCTAATAACTCATAATACTCATTGTAGTTATTACCATATCTACTTTTCATATCATAAGCCTCTCTTTCTTCACCACAAAGAATATCATATGCTTCTGTTAAATCACCAAATACAATTGAATCACCACCTTTATCAGGGTGGTGAGTAAAGGAAAGTTTATAGTAAGCTTTCTTTATCTCTTTTTCAGTAGAGGTATTTATAACTCCAAGTAAAGCATAATAGTTTTTATTTAGATTCATCTATTAATTCATTTATTTTTTCTTCAAGTATTGGAAAATCATAGTTTAATACCATATCTGAGATTTCTTCTGAAAATTCATCCTCAAATATTAAACAATCTGTATTCTCAATGAATTGAATTAATTTTGGTAATCCCTGATTATATACATTTATAATCTTTTCTTTGTTTAAGTAACGCTTGTTAAATCCCATATTTATATTTATTTATCTAAAATTTTATCTATTTTCTCTGATCTTCTATTTATCTTATTTAATAATTCAAATCTATACTCTGACTTAAAGCCACACCATCTACATTTTTCCACTGGTTTTTTTGGTGGTTCATTTGTTGGTTTGATAGGTATAGAATATGTATGTGATATATCATTTGACCCACATTCTGGACAATTATTTAATGTTTTATCATATAACATATTTAAAGGAAAGTTTATTTCCATAACTCTAATATTTTTCTTATTTTAATCATTCTTATCCATCTCTTATCTGGTATTCCTGTAACACCAACAGGTCCACTTGAACCTGTTGGTCCTAATTTTATACTATATTTTATTTTAGTGTTCATATTCTACTTCTTCTATATAAGAAAATACCTCTTTGTTTATTTTTATTATTCTATCAAACATTTCTTGGTTCAAAATAGCATGATGTACAACAAATATATTGATGTTATAGTCATTTGCAAATGATTTAAGAAGCAATAATATAGAATCTATACCTTCTATGTCAATTGATGAAAATACTTCATCTAAGAACAAAATATTGATATGTTTTTTAGTTCTGATTAATTTTAAGTAAGCAATCAAAATAGCAATATTTACTTTTTTAGATTCTCCGGTACTTAATGAATCATGTTCTACAACAGATCCAAGATTTTTAATCTCTGAACTAAATGTCTCATCTAATTTCACTTCAAATGGTAAACCCATTTTCTTAATATTCTCTGCTATAAAGTGATTAATTGGTTTAATAATACCTGCAATAATTGATTTCTTGGCACCATCTTCACTTAAAACTCTATTAAGTTCTTTGTAAAACAATTCTTTCTCTTTACAAACTCCAGCATTATCATGACTTATAGTTTTTCTCTCTTCTAAGTCATCAATAGTATTTTGAAACTCTTGTGTATTTACAGATTCATTTACTTGTGAACCTTTCTTTCTACTTAAATTATCAATCTGTGTTTTATAGTTTTTAAGAAGATAACTTAAATCATTGAATGATTTTGTTGTTCCTTCTGCAATCTCTTTTAATTTAGTCTGTTTTGCTCTTATAGAAGTTATATTGTTTTGTATCTCAACTAAGATACCTTCATGTGAGTTCTTTTTCTCAACTAAAGAGTTTCTTAATGTAACAAAATGTTCTGATAAGAAATCTGTTGAACAAGTTGGACATTTACCAGAATCATAAAGGTCAATTTCTCTTTGTACATTTCTAATGTCATTTTGAGTAGAACTTAGTTGTCTTTTCTCAATATCTAACTCATCTGAAAGTATTGTTTCTTTTTCTTTAATTTTATCAACCTTTTCTTTAAGAAGCTTATAGTCATCTTTTTTAGAGTTCATTTCATCTGTAAGAGTATCAATTTCTTGTTGTAAATTTTCTTTCTCTTTTTCAATTGCTTTTTCAATAGATCTTTTAATAGAATCAATAGAGTCTTCTAATGTTCTTATCTCTGAATCTAAAGAAGCTAATCTTATTTTATTGTTTTTATTTATATCTTTAAGAATACCATTAAGAATATTAATTACCTCTAAGTTAAATAACTTATCTAACAATAATTGTTTTTCTTCATTTGTTAATGATATAAAGTTTTTAAAGTCATTGATAGACATAGATATAAATGATTTGAATGTTTCAATATCTAATCCAATATACTTTTCAATTTTATCATCAATATTTGCTTTACCTGCTCTTTCATTAGGTACTCCATTTTCAATAAGGTTTAGAACACTTGGTCCAATACCTCTTTGTATTTCAACATCTGTTCCATTAGCAACAAATTTTATTCTATTCAATAATTCACCATTGATTCTGTTTGGCAAGGAAGATAATTTATGCCATTTTTTTGCTTTACCTGACTTTACTTTTCCATAAAGTGAGTATTCAAAGGATTCAAGTAATGAAGATTTACCATTACCATTGTTTCCTACAAGAAGAACTAACTCTCCTTTTTCTGTATTTAATTTTAATACTTGTTCATTATTACCAAAAGATTTATAACCTCTAATTCCTATTTCACTTATTAACATTTATTAGTTTGACTTTTTCTTTTTATATAAAAAAAGTCAACCTAAGTTGACTTTTATTCTTCTGCTTCTCCAAAGTAATAATCTAAATCTATTTCATCTAAAGTATTTATAATTTCATTGTAAGGCACTAGCTTTTCTACTATTTCTAAAACTAATTTGTTATAACCTTTCCAGTTTTCAATTGAACATCCAAGAATTTCTTCCAATGTTTCATCTACTGTTAAGGTAACAAATTGATTCTTATAGTAAAAAGTGGCCTCATAGTATTCATCTTCATAATTCAATGATAGAATTACTAATACACCATCTTCTATTTTACCTAAATATTCAATTATATCAAATTTCATTATCCTAAAATAGTTTCAATTTTTTCATCTCTTTCTTCTTGAGATAAATTTTTTAAAAATCCACCTCTTATTAAAGTATTCATAATACTTATAGCTTGTTTTGTTCTACCATCAACATATGAACTCATCATATCTCTATAATAGTCATGTATATTTCTTCTCTCATCTTCTGTTTTCAGACTTGATACTTTATCAAGATCCAAATAATAATCTTCTAACTTCATTTTATAATTATATTTTTTCTCCAACAACAAATTCCAATTTATGAAATTTATTATCAGTTCCAGTAAATACAATTTGAATTTTGTCAACATCAACAAATTCTTTTGCCATACCAGTTACTTCATTAATCATAACATCTTTTTTATAGACAACATCAATTGATGGTTCTTCTCCTAAAAATCTACGCATATCTTCTAATATCTTTGATATTTTCCAATCATCATTTTTGAAATCTATATTAGACATATATTGTCTAATTGAGTGTTCTTTTAAATCCATTTTTATATTTTATTTTTTAAAAACTACCTTTATCTAAGTAGTATGTATTGTTGTTTGTTATTAGTTCAAAGTTATCATGTAATGTTTGACAGCGTTCTTGGAATGATAATAAGTCTTCGTCAGTTAAATTAAACCATTCACCTCTTACTTTTTTGTTTTTAAAGGCTCTATGTAAACTTGCTTCTATCTTTGTTCCCCACTTTGACCTAAAAGAGTCTATTATATAAAATTCTGATGCATTACCAGTCTTGAACTCTTTAATTCTTTCATCTATACTTCTTTTTGTGTAACCTATTTTGTGTAGTTTCATACCATTAATTTCAGAACACACTAAGTAAATATTTATCATAAGGTATATATTACTACCTCATGACCCTCTTTTTAGTTTTCTTTATAGGTTTTCTATATATCTCTATTAATCCATTTGAATATTCAATTCTCTCATAAAAATATTTAATTGATACTAAATTATGTTTTCTAACTATCTCTAATCTACCAATCACTTTAGCATCTTTTATATTTACTATGTAAGGTCCATTCTTTAATTTTCTATAGTTTCTCAAAACAGTATCACAAACTTCTCTTCTTATAAGAGGTCTTGATTTATAATTAGAATAAACTACCATTGAATCAGAACCTCTGACATTACTTATACTTTCCATTCCATCATAACCATGGTTATAATATTCAACTTTTTTCTGTGAATAAACAAATGTTGTTATAAACAAAAATAATAATATACTAATCTTTCTCATATATGGAAACTCCAGGACTAATAAATATAGATTCATTCTTAGGTGGTAAACCTAATATTCTTCTTATTTTAATTTTACGTAAATTATTCTTAGGTATTCTGATGTATGTATTGTCAGAATAAGTGGTATAAACACCAGGTTTCATATAGACTGACATTATATTGTAGTTGAATTTGTTGCACCATAAACAAAATCCATATAGAATAGGTGACCACTTGGACCACTTGGTTTAATATAATCAGGATGATCCTCAGTCTTCATTTCCTCAAAATCTTTACCTTCAACAAGAGCATCAATTTTTCTATCTCTATTTTCTATCTTAACTTCTTGTTTGATTTTCTTCATTTCATCACCAGAATTACCACCACCTATTGGTGCTACTGATACTAAATCTTGTCCTATTGTTTGAGCAGCAACTCTCATTGCAATTGGTAGTAAACTACCATAATCAGGTTGTGAAGTTATTATACTATCTGGTGCAGTAACTATTTCATTAGTGGCATGTAGTTCAGCATATTGTGACATCCACTCTTTTTTATCTTCTGAGATTTTCATACTATTAAGTACTGAATCCCATTTCTTTAGTGTTTCTTCTTTGTTTAATTTTTCCATAAAAAAAGTTTTCTATTTATATAGAAAACTTTATAATATGTTTATTCTAAACCATATTCTGATTTTATCTCATCAAATAATTCTGAGTAATCATCATCACTCATATCTTTATCATAAGTACTTTTATACCAGCTAATCATTTCTCCAATAACAACATCTTGTGCTTCACCATTATTGTGGTCAATATACCAATCATATTCTGAATCATAATCTTCTTCCCAATCAGGATCTACCCATTCCATAATTTCAAGATCATATCTAGAAGCAACTTCATTATCAGAATATTCTTCTTTTATTCTTGTAATTGCCAAATCTAAGTCAAATTGACCTGTAGATGTTTCTTGTTTAGTATCATCTTTGTCATCAAATCCTAATACTGGGTTAATGTTTTCATCATCACTGATGTCTTCAAATGTTTTTATGTATTTCATAGTATTTTTATTTATGTTTTCCTTCTAATATCATTATATCAAACTCACTATCTTTCATAGCAAGTGCAAATGTGTGTCCTAATTGTTCTACTTTATGTTGAACATCTTGTGCAACCTCCATAAACCCATAAGTCTTGGAAGTAGGTATTCCAAATGCTCTTCCATTTCTTTGTTGGTCAGCAGTCAATATATCATATGTTTCTCTAAATCTTATTATATAACCTTTGTAATAACCTTTTATATCTTTAATATTACCTGCTGCAGTTCTATCTTCATGTTCTTGATATAAATCATCAAAACTTTTATCAGATGTTCTAACTGCATATAAATCTCCACTCTCATCTTCTAAATTCCAACGTCTTTGTAAATGATAGTTTATTGTATAAGTAAGATTATGGTCTCCAAACTCAGTTAGTAAAAATCTTAGTTTATCTTCATCTTCAAATATATCATTTGATAAACTCTCTGTAAACTTTCTCATTCTCATTATTTCAATTTTATATGTATATTTAACCAGAATGATTGGGCTTTAACACTTATTAAAACTTTATCAGACCATTTTTTACTTAATATCCAGTTACTAAAGTTACCTTTAATATTAAATAATTCTCCTTCATCTAATTTACCATTATCCCATTTACCAATACCATAATAACCAAATGATAAAACTTTATCAACTAATGTTGGTTTTGACCTTTGTTCATGATAACCTGGTGTAAAATCTTTCATATCTGTTTTTATCTTACCTAATAAAAGAATATCTTGATATGATAAATTAACTAACTCTTTTTTCAAAGAAGCTGCAGATTTTAAGTCTAATTGAACAATCCATTTAATTACAGATTGTGATAATTTGAATTGACCAATTGGTAATGATTCTTCATAAGAAATACCATACTCAAATTTACCATCACATTTAATACCAAAGTATAAATCAACTTCATTTTTTGCATAGTCAATCATCTCTACATATTTAGATAAAGATTTGAATCTACTAAATACTATCTTAACATCATCAGAAATCAATTTTGGATAGTGATAGAACAACAAAAACTCATCAGGTGACTTATCTAATGTTGGTTGTCCATTCTTCTGTCCTAAGGCAGTTAATGCTTTCAAAAAAGAATTAAATATACCTTTTCCTGCTAATGTAATTTCAGATTCTAAAAGGTCTTCAACTTCTGTAGAAGCAGATACTTTAGCTTCTGGATGTTCTTGTAAACCATTTTGTTGATAATCTTCAATTTGTTTCTTTATATCAGCTTGTTCTCTTGAATCTAATAGGTTAATAGCATTTGATAGTTTAATATCAGGTGTTATTTCACCTAAAAATCTATTTACTATATTTTTAATGTATTCATCATCATATAATGATTCAACCCATTCTCCTATAGAGTTGAAGTCTTCTTTACTTTCTTTGATGAATTCTAAATATTTCTTTATCATAGTCTATATATTAAATTATATGATTACTTTTTTACTTTGGTTGTGTACATGTATTTCAAACATTATTTATTAAATCTAATTGTTCTTGAGTTAATACTTCCATATTACAAGTAGTAATAAAAATACTAAGATCTTGTGGATTATTAATTATTGAATTAAATTCATCTTCATTTAATCCTTGAATTTCTAAAAATTGATTTTCTTCCATTAGCTTATATTTATTTTGAATCTTCCACTATAAGTAACACCTGCAATTGTTGAGAATGTATATGAACTAATTTTCAAGTTTTGTGTTGTACTTAAAGTTAAATCTTGTAAAGTTATTGTTGTTGATGCATTGGCAAATCTACCAAATGTAGATAATAGTGATATATTTGCGGATGATCCTATACCAATTACATCAAAATCAATAGATGATCTTTGAGTTGTATCACCATATAATGAATATGAACTTGTTCCAACTCTAGTAAGAATTGGTGTAGTAGTTTTTATGGTATCTGTTTTGATTTTAAAATTGACTGGATTTCTTAATTCTGTATAACAAAATCTACCATCAGGTAAACTAATACCAGTAGTTCTTAAATCTAATGTGAATGAATCAGTTAAATTAAATTGTTCACTTACCACCATCATATCAGGTGTAAAAACTATAGAATTTTCTGTAGTTGTAATAGGTAGTTCAACTATAAAACCCTGAAATACACCAAGTACACCAAGTGTTGATGTTGAGGTTGTGTTTGTATTTGGTGAGTATTGATTACTATAAAAATAACTACCACCAACGGATCCATTTGTTCTTAACCATTCATACATTATCCCAGTTAAAAATGAATTAGCACTCATAAATTTATTCATATCTATTGGAGCAGAATAAGGATTTGATATAAGTATATATGAAAGTGAATTAATTGAATTTTTCTCAAAAGGTATTCTTATAACACCAGAATTGAGCTTTCCAGTAACACTAACATTATTTGTAGTTATAGTCCAAGGTGCAGGTGTTAGTGAGAATGTATTTGGTGTTCTGATTAAAAATCCAGTTCCAGGTATAAATATACTTGCTGCAACATTAACACCCACATTGGTGGCATTAAAGTAGTAAAATTCAGAATGTAAATTTGAAAGAGGATTATATACATAAAATCTATTACTTAATGTTCCAGTTGATAGTGATTGTGTAGTTTTACCACCTATTGGATCACCCAATTGTCTATAATCTAATCTAGCTACATTAAAAGGTAAAGTTCTTGATATAGTAAGTTTAACACTTGTTGTATCAACATTAGGATTATATAAAGCCAATGCTCCATTACTGGATATGTTAAAAGTTACCCCAGAGGCAGCCTGTGTTATGTTTCTATTTACTCTAATATATGTATTTGTTGATATTGTAATTGTTCCACTATCTAAAAATAAATCTAAACAACTTATACTACCATGAGTAGCTGTTGTATATGTACCAGCTATTCTTGCTATCATATTTACATTTGGAGTACCATTATTCCAAGAAGAACCATTCCAAGTTGTTGTAGTTCCAAATCCCAATGTAGATGGAGTAATATTTCTCATTATGCAAATTTTAATTTTCCACTTACTATAACTTCTGGACTAGATGCAGAATAAACTAATATATCTGCTAGTGAGTTAGCTCCATATGTAGTAGCAACAACATCACTTGTTGTACTAATAACTACACCTGATCCAACCACAGTTATTTGTCCTGATGACTTTTGTAATAATGTAATTGATGTTCCTTCTACAAATGTTAAAGATGAGGTTAGTAGTAGGTTTATACTAGCAGTACCAGTATAAACTAATGTCTTTAAAAAATCATTATCTGTCACTGTGTAAGTTCCTGAAATAATACTTGAAGTTATGTTACTAAAAGAGTAATATTGACTTCCAGTTGGACCTTGACTTCCAGTTGGACCTTGACTTCCAGTTGGACCTTGACTTCCAGTTGGACCTTGACTTCCAGTTGGACCAATATCACCAGGTACACCAACTGCCCCGGATAAGTTAATTTGCCAATTAGAGTATGTTTGACCTGACAATCCATTATCCTCTGTACATGTAACACTCATTGTTCCAGTCAATGGAAAGTAACTATTAATAATAGCATGAAAATGGTCAGTTGGATTATCATTAGGTGATACTATTATAGTTTGTGATGGTGTATATGCTAATGATGTACCAACTAAAAAATCTCTCTCAAATCCAATTTCTGGTATAGTAAAAGTATCTGATGAAGTAGTTGAGTATCTATCACCATCAGCACCAGTAGGACCTTGTGGACCATCAGTACCAGTAGGACCTTGTGGACCAGTAGTACCTTGTGGACCAGTAGGACCATCAGCACCAGTAGGACCTTGTGGACCATCAGTACCAGTAGGACCTTGTGGACCATCAGCACCAGTAAGACCTTGTGGACCAGTAGGACCTTGTGGACCAGTAGGACCTTGTGGACCAGTTGCACCAATAAAAACACTATTATTTATTAATAAAGTATCTTGATTACTGGATAAAATTAAAGGAGATGCAGTTGTACCTAAATTAATATTACTTACAACTAATGATTCACCATCAGTTGATAAAGGAACACCACCAATATAAATTGTTTGTCCTGAAACATGTAAACTTTTCCATTGTGATGCACTTGTTCCTAAGTTGTATATACTATCTTGAGATGGTATAATATCAGTTATAATATTGGTAAATCTAGATTCTACATAATTTATGATATAATTTTGTACATTTTTATCAATTAACAAAGGAACTTTTTGAGTTAAAATATCTATTTGCTCTCTTAATTTAATTAATGATAATTTTGACTCATTTGAAGTAGAAAACTCTAAAGTAATTATTCTATTACTCTTTAGATTTATTTTTAATAAATTACCAGATACATTAGTATTATTAATAGTAAATGGATCAATAGTATATTTTACAACTAAATCTATACCAAGTATTTTAATATTTCTATCTGATTGTGCTAAAGGTCTTAAAAAAGTATCATAACTATAAGGAGCAGTTGTATAACCAACTACAGGTTGTGAATTGTCAATATAATCATTTGTTTGTAACAATGTTGATATTTGTTCAAGTAATATAGATTTTGCTAAAATAGGCTCATCAGTATTGATAAAGTCTAATTTAATTTCTTTACTACTTTTTAAGATAATTCTAAGTAAATTAACTTCGTCTATAACATCAGTTATAAATGTTGGTTTAACAGTATAAGTTAAACTACCAGTATTATCATAAAATTTAATGTTTTTATCAGAACCAATTGGCTTTAAGAAACTATTACTACTATAACTCATTATCTATAAATATTTTTATTAAAGTATATATAAAAAATTATAAGTCAAATTATAAGTCAATCTGATAGTATGTTTAATCAGTTGTTTTAGTATATTCTAAAATTAAATAAAAATTTTCAACAAAATAAGAATAAATACCTTCAAATCTTAAAGAATTGCTAGTTGTACCTATAAAATTACCAGGATTACTTCCCAATTCAGTAGTTTGTGAATTTAATAATGCCACTGGTGATATAGAAGTTCTATCAGTTCCTGGGCCAATTGGTTGTAAGTTTACAATATCTGCTCTTAAATAAAATGCAATAGATAAATTATGATTGATATTAACAGAGGTTTCTGATGAAGTGGCAGAAAATGAAATAACCTTTCTATAGATAGGTTTACCATCTATCCACATACCTCCTGTTAAAATCTCATTTGTTGAATATGATAGTGATGTAACTAAACCAGTATCTGTAGGACCTGTAGGACCAATTGGACCTTGTAAACCATCAGCACCTGTAGGACCAATTGGACCTTGTAAACCATCAGCACCTGTAGGACCAATTGGACCTTGTAAACCATCAGCACCTGTAGGACCTTGTATTTCTGTAAATGAACTAGTTGAACTAATTCCAGGTGTTCCACTTAAATTCATATACCAGTTACTATAAGTACCTGAACCTATAGAATTTTCAACAACTATTGAAATAAGTCCTGTTGAAAAGTCATAATAATCTACTTGTCCAGTAAAATAACCCCCTTCTGTCTCATAATCAAAGTCATATAAATTAGGTAAGTCACTATAAACAACAACATTTTGTGAACTTGAATAAGCTAAATATGGATTCACTTCTAAATCTACAACTTGTCCAATTTCAGGAACTGATAAAGTAGTAGAAGATGTGGTATAATATCTATCTGCTTGCCCTTTTTCACCACTTAAATTCATATACCAAAAACTAAATGTCTCTCCAGTTGTAATACTTGTTGAAAAATCAACAACTAGTGTCATTTGTCCAGTTGTTTTATTATAGGAATCTATTCTACTTATAAAATAGTCACCACCAACTTCATAGTTATCATCATATAAATTTGGAATATCATTATAAACAATAACACTTTGTGCAGGTGTATAGGCTAAACCGATTTGTGTTTCCAAATCTATTACTTCACCAACAATTGGTAATTGAAATGGTGTACTTGATGTTGCACTATATCTATCTGCAGCACCTGTTGCACCAGTAGGACCTACAATAATAGAAACCTTACTAAAAATAGAGTCAACATAATTTTGTACATCTCTATCAATCAGATGTGGTACATTTTTAATTAGTGTGTCTATTTGTATTTGTATTCTTGTTAAAGCAAGTTTTGCCTCATTTATAGTTGAGAAGTGTAATGATATTATTCTTTTGGATTTTAAGTTAATTTTAAGTATATTATTACTTATAGAAACATTTTGTATAGCAAATGGATCTATAGTATATTTAATATCATTAGTATCATCTAATATTTTTATATTTTTATCAGATGATGTAATTGGTCTTAAAAATTTATTATAACTATAACTCATTATTTATATTATTTTTATTCAACTATAATTTCAATATTAACACCATCCAATAAGTTATGTGCTATATCAGAGAAGTTAAATGTTACAGAATATGTACCAGGTGTTGTAATTAATGATAATTCTGTTGCAGTTGTGTCATGAATAATTAAGTTAGAAGGTTGCATTGACATAGTTCCTTCTCTGTTATCAACAATGTTATCAACTAATAAATTAATTAATTGTGGTTTATCTAAAACACTTGAAGTACCATAAGTAACTAAGTTTATTGATGTAGAGAATGTTAATCCATCTGCAGTAGAGTAAGGACCATTAGTCAATCCATTAAATGCAATATAATCTCCATCACCACCAACTTGATTATAGAATGTCAATACAGGATCTTGATTATCAGCAGGGTAACCATCAATAATGTTAGAATTTGGATTTTCAATAATAAAGTTTAGTAATGAGTGTGCTTGATATGCATCATACTCTGTTAAAAATTGTAAGAATATTGTCCCATAACTTGCATCATCTATAATTAATATTGAACCGGTTTTTTCAATTGTTTCTATATTAGAAATCTCCATATAGATTAATGGTCTTGAAGGTGTTCCTTTATCCATAATCTTGATAGATTCTTCTTGTATATGAGTTTTAATATCTGTCCATTCTAAATTAGTGAATGATGTACTTGATTGATTAATTGAATCATTAAAGAAAGTATAACTATCATCAATAACACCAACCATTACTTCTAAAGTTACTGCATATTTTGTATTTGGATTTGTTAAGTATAATTGTTTAATTCTATTAGTAGAGTTACCTGTTAAACACATCATTTGTGCCATTGGATAAGTTTTTGTTAAATCATCATAAAAACTCCAAGTAATATAATTATCTTCTTCTATAACAGATGCACTATTATACATTGCCTTAATTGCTAAGAAAGTTGCATTATCTCCTAAACCTAAGTGATTTAGTAAGTAATTTGTTTGACCTGCTTTAAGTAAAATTCTACTTTTAAGAAGTTGTTTGTAGGGCATTCTTAAATCTGATACTGTAAGTCTATCTACTATATTGGCACCATCAATTGCAATGAAATCACCACCATTTACTTTAATATATTGTGCACCACTACCAAATATTGTTCCACATCCCATAATTAATTATTAATTTTAATGTATATATTAAAAACTAAAAACTATTTATTACAAATCAAGGACATTTACTGAATATCTTTCTTTAAGAACTGTTGAATCTGAAACTCTTGTTAGTCTAATCTTTTTACCTTTATTCAAAGAGAAGTAAGGTATATTAGATAATAAAGAAGGTATTGTTGTACTATGTAATTTAATTGGATATACATTTATACTTGTGGCATAATTTACTAAACTTAAATTTGAAGAAATATCAAATTCAACAAAGGAAGTATTTGCAATAACAGGATATTGTCCAGAATAATCATAAACTGAAGCAGTACCAACAAATAGGTTATTTAGTGTTAATACATCTCCCACTTTTATAGAATTTGATACAATATTAGAATCCATATCAAAATAAACTCTAAGTTTATTTCCAGGCTCTAAAGTTATTTCTTTTGTAAAATCAATATTAAATTTGAAATCTTTCCATAGATAAGCAGAGTTAGGATTTTGTAAAGAAGTATTGTAATAAACTGGTAAATCTATTCCACCAACAATAAGAACTTCTGTACTTTGATTGGTTGTATTTGAAATATTACTTCTCATATAAATATCTAACTTCTTATTTTGAGAAGAAAACTCTGATGCATCAATCATAAAATCAACTGATTGTCTATAATATAAATCCCTATCTAATACAAATGTTAAATTACTTGCAGTAAATGAAAGTTGGACCTCATCATTATTAGTAAAATTGACTAAAAAATCTCTATTATTTGGTACTGCTAAATTAGCAGGTATAACACCTTGTGTATTATACATATCAGTTGCATTATAAACATAAACTCTTTCATAAGATGTATTAACTGCACTTAATCTAATTGTTGGTGGTGTGCCAGTTACTGTACTAACCTCAATAGTATCAGTAGATACAAGTTGATTTGTTGAATATAATCTTAATAAATTTTCAAGATTTTGAATTTTTGAATTTATTGTTGCTAAATCTGTTTGTGTATATACTAATCCTTTTACTGCATTTAATTCATCTCTTATAGTTCCTTGCTCTGCAATTAGATTTAAGAAACTATCATTAGTTGAAGATAATCTACTCATTGATTGATTAAATAAGTTCATACTAAACATTGAATTGATTGCCTCAGGATTATAAGTATCAACTGGATTTTCATTAATTATATTAAAGTTTAAGTTTAAACTAAATGCAAATGATGTACCATCTTGATTACCATTAGTTACAAACTTTTTATAACTTGGAAATCTCAATCCTCTTTCTTCTTCAATTACATTATTATCTGGATTGTCTAAGAAAGAAATTCCATACAAATTAGACTTTTGATTACCAGCAGAATCCTCAACTGTATAATACCATAAAATAGCATTAAACTCAAAATCAGATGGTGGTAAATTATTAACTGAAAGTGCATTAAATTGGTCAAAGTTAGTTAAGTTTCTACCTAAAATATTCATCTTGACATAGTGAGCAGAGTTGAAATCCATTGTAATACCATCAATAGTATTACCATTTACAATTGGTGTATTTGTATCACCAGAAACACCATAGTAAGCACCACTTCTTCTTATTGAATCTCCACCAGCTGTTTCATAAGTCCAATCTAATGTGTCAAATTGTCCTAAGTAAGAACCTGGATAGTTTAATGGAGAGTTAACAATTGGAGAACTGAATCCTTGATTCTCACCTGCACCCATAATCTCTGCTTGATATTGAGATGGTATAATAGGAAATGATAAGTTTGGTTTATAATTTATATCATACATTGTTCTGAAAAGAATATCAGGTGTTTGACCTGTATGATCTGGAATATGTGCATAAACTTCTGTATAAGAACGATTTGCTTCTTGTACATTAGATATACCATTTACTTCACCAATATATTGAACTAATCTATTATAAACTAATTTAGCCTCACCACCATTATATTGATCAGTAAATTCAGTATTAAATGTAACTAATTGACCTAATGTTCCATCAGGTGCTATAATATTATTGACCTTTACATTAATACCATCAGAAGAAGTTTTATAAATATTAACAATATCACCAACTCTAAAGTTTGTAGTTCCATTGAATTCTATTTGTAGTTGGTTATTATCATTATTTGATGTTTTAATGTCCCAAGCAGTTAATTCTCTTTCTTTCCATAAATATTCAGGAAAGTATTCAGGATCGTTAATATTAGCAGATTGAAATTCTGCAATTGAACTGAAATACTCATCATCTGGTATAGCTGGTTCAAAGTCAATAATATTTAATTTTTTAGCCCATTTGTAGAAAATCTTTTCTGTTGTAGTTTCTAATACATTATTATCATAGTAATAATTAGTATTATTTAATCTTGATTCTCTTATTACAACTTCTTGATTAGCAACATAATTTCTTAAAGACTCAATAATTTGATCTTTAAAATCTGTTGGTAATCCAGCAGTGACAGATTTCTTAAAAGCATTACCAAAGTCAAAGTAAACTGGTTTTGATGCAGTTCCTGAACCTGTATTTAAGTTTTGTTTAGGTAAGTTAAGTAAAACATATTTAGAAAAATACATTTTGTAATTAGAGTTCTGATATGCTGCTGATATATCTTCTGCTGCACTTGGAAAGGCATAGAAGGATGTACCATTGGTTTTTACTGATTTATACAAGGGTGTTGACATAAAAAATACAATATAAGTTTTTCATATATATAAAAAAATGAAACCTCTTTAATATGAAAAAATCCTCATTACTGAGGATTTGTTTGTAACATCTTAACTATTTCCATAAAGGCCTTTTCTGTACCTTTAATAGTATATTCATATAAACCATATGCATTTACTTCTGTAGGTGCTTGGTCATAGAATTTAACACCATTGAGAACTTCATCTATATCATTTCGGTATTTAAGATAAAAATCATATATATCAGCATCATTTATAAATCCTTCAACTTTAACATCTTCTGGATTCTTTTCAAATGATTCAACAAAGGAAGCAAACTCTCCACCACTTTTAGTAATAGTATTATCAATCATCTTTTTTACTTCTTCTTTAAGTTCAGTAAACTTATTTGAATCTAATGATTTAACACCTGGTGTCTCATCAATATTGGCATCATCTGCCTCATTTACAAATTGTGTATATCTTTTTATCATAATCTATATATTAACTTTTTACATCCAATTTGCACCATCTTTAAATATTCCATTGTACCAAATACCACCTTCCCAAAGTCCAGTTTCATAAATACCATTTGTCCAAACACCTGATTTCCAGTTAGTGCTTCTAAATCTACTAACAACTCTTAATCCTGTTTCACTATCATTATCTATTGTATTGTAACCAGGTGAAATATTGATAAAAAGTTTAGTTATCTTATTAATTGAATCTACAAAACTAGGTTCTATAACCTTATACTGACCTTCAATACTATTTGTAAGTCCAAAAGTATTTAAAATATTTATTTCATCATCAATATTAAAATCAAACTCTCCATTCAATGTAATATATCTATCATCATCACTATTATAAGTAATTCCAATAACTTGAATATCCTCCAATATACCACCATACCAATTTCCAGATTGAAAATCCATATTATATGCGATACCACCATACCAGTCACCAGTAAACCAAGCACCGGTTTTCCATATTGAATATTTATGAGATGTTGAAACTATGGGTAATCCATCATTGTTGGTAATCATTCTTGAATAAAAACTTCCACTTAACCATTTACCAGCTCTCCAGTTTGCAGTTCTACTATTATATGCTTTAGTACCAAATCTTGCAAGTGAGTTTTTTTCCTCAAAAATACCATCATACCAAATACCATTCTCAAAGTCTCCACCATTCCATTTACCTTTAAGCCAATATGCAGGATCATTATCACAATTAAATATTCCTCCATTCCAAGTACCATCATTCCAAATACCACCTGATAAAATACCATTATTCCATGTACCATCATTCCAAATTCCTCTATACCATTCACCATTATTCCAAGTACCACCATACCATCTACCATCAACCCAAGTACCATTATTCCAAGTTCCATCATACCATCTACCACCAAACCAAGTTGATTGTATTGTATCTGATACACTATTATCTACTTCAACTGATATTAAATTATCTGTTATTCTTTTAGAATTCCAAGTACCTTCATACCAGTCACCTGATTTCCAGGTACCTGATATCCAAGTTCCACCAAACCATCTACCACATTCCCAATAACCCTTATACCAGACTAATCCATTTATATCAAGTCCCAATAAGGCACCTGAAACTTCTGCTTCTAACATCCAAGGATATTGAAGTGATAGTGTTTCAATATTTAAACCATCAATTAATCTAAATCTATATTTGTTATAGTCAACATTTATTAGACTATAAACATCATTAGTTAATTTTAAGTTATCAATACTTAATTCAATTGCAATTTTACCTTTTTTATTTACACCAACATCAATTATATCAACAGGTTGATAATTAAAGAAAGGATCACTTTTAGTGTATTTCAAAAATCCTGTATCATTAACAATAGTGTTATTAATATATGGTATATCTATCCAAACCTTATATTCATCAACTACATTAACTATATGATAACCAAAGTATTGTTGATTTAAAAACTCAGAAGAGAATGTCCCACCATTAAATTCTAAAATAACACCATCACTATTTTTTAATTCATGTTTCTCACCACAAATTATAAGTAGTTTATCATTATCTACATCAGTATCTGTTATTTTAATATTAAATTCTCTTGCAAGTTTTGTTATATTCATTGCCAATTCATTCTTATAATCAGTATAAATAATTGCAGATAATTCTTTAATTGTATCTACATCAGATAATAAAATTTTAGTATATGAATCAGTTGATATTTTATAATTTGTAGTTCTATCATAGTTATAAAAGTTGTTATTTACATTATCTATAATCCTATTATTAAATCTTGGTCTATGTATATTGTTTAATTCTTGTAAATCCTCACTTATTTGTAATAATGTTCTTCTTGATAAAATATCAATAAATCTAGGTTGAATACCAATTGGAAATATTATACTTTTACCAAATTCAATATCATAAGTGTTATCTATACTATTGTAATATTTTTTAGTTACTAATAATCTATCAGTACTATATGTAGTACCAACTGGAGGATTATAATAGTCATTATCAGAATACATTATTATATCTACAAATGTATCTATAAATATACTTTCCCATTCCAATTCTAAATCTGTACCAAATTGTAATATATTACTTGGTTTTGTATTATTACTACTGAAATCAATACCATTAAAATTAAAATAAGCCCCTGTTGAATTTGCACTAAGTGAAGCTTGCATAGGTATTGCCTTATAATGTGGCATTGCATAGTACTCTTTATCTACAGTAAATTTTGCTGTTGTTAAATTTGTAGTATCATTTAACCCTTCTAAGTAATCTAAAATATTATAAGTTGGTGTATATCCAAATTTTAAGAAACCATCTGTATAAATCATTTCTCTTTTAATAGTTATAGGAATATTTGCTTCATTAACTCCAGTTGCAATTACTTGTGTTGCTAAATTGTAATAAGATGTTATATTATTAAACTTAGCATCTATTGTAATATTATTTGGATTATTATATGTTAATTGATAACCATGTGAAATTGGATGTATATTAAATCTTTCTTGTAACTGGTCTAAATTTTGAAACTTGTTTAAGTTGGTAATAGTAATAGGATCCTGAGTTTTTATTAATTCAGTAATTATATTATCATTAAAGTCCATATACATATAGAGATACTTACTTGTTCTATTTATAGTTCTTAAAATTGGACTTAAATGTGTAAAATTGGTTATATTCTTAATTTTATTAACTACAAATTGACTATCCACAACAGAACTACTTAGGTTAATTACATCACCAACACTAACAGGAAAACTAGTACTAACTCTAACTATCATTAAATAACCATAAAAGTAAATATCATATAATTCATTTGGTCCTGATATTGGTATTAGTCCTAAACCATTAAACCTACTTTGTGTACTATCTAATAGGGAAGGTGCTAATCTTGATATATTATCTAATGTATTAGTTATAGAGAATATACCTTTAGTTGATGCAATACTACTTTTACAAAAATCTGTTGATATTTCAACTTTGCTACTTTCATCTAAAGGCATATCAGAATAATACTCAAATGTCTTTTGTCTATCTTTCCAATATGTTAACCAATTGGTTTCTGATTGTGTCATAAAACTTGGTGCTGTTGCACCATAAACTAAAGGAGTAAATGATAAACAGTTTAAATCAATTTCATTTGGTTGTTTATAAACAAATTTTAAATCCCATCCAAAAAACTTTCCTACTAATAAGTTTCCAAGACCAATACCTTGAGTATTATTATTATTATAATATGGTGAATTTGGTAAAAATATTCCTGCATTTACTTGGTCCCATTGTATGTATAATTCCCAATTACCTGTAAATCCACCATTAGAGTTTAATAGAGTTGATAAAATATTAGTATTTGCCTTAGGAATAAGTGTAAAAGTGTTACTCAGTTGTAATATTTTATCCATTTGATAAGTTTTATTACTATAAGGTGCAAATGATTGTCTAAATTTAGTATAATCAAATGATGTGGTGAACTTCACATTTGAAAGTGTTGTACCTGTACCAGAACTAGCTCTTTTTAAATTTATTACTCTTCCATTAGGTGCTCTTAAATTAATTAATAAATTAGTTATACCAGCTGGATTTGTTAAATTTAGTTTAATCTCAATATCCATAGGATTTATATCAGAAATATTATTAACATATATTCTGGATATTAAAAAACCTATAGTGTTTTGGTCAATATCTTGAAAAGTATTATTTGAATATGTAATATCATCTAAACTATTAACTAAATTAAATGATGTTGAACTTGGTAATCTATAGTCACCTGTATCAGTAAAGAAATTTAATTTACTTGCAACATCATAATCAACAAATAACATTTTAGATTTTAATCTTGATTCAAAATTATCATCCAATAAATTAAAATTTAAAGGAGGACTACTATAAGTTGCAGATTGTAATAAAGAAGTATTTCCACATATAATTAATTCTTCTGAATTATAATCAAATATTTTGTTTACTGATAATCCATCATATAAAAATGCTTCTTCGCTACTAATTATAGTATTTGAGTATTGATTAAAAACACCATTAGAAACACCTATATTAGTAAATTTATTTATATCAAGTCTTAATATACCATTATCTCCAGAAAAAAGAAAATAGTTTGAAGTTCCTTTTTGTTTTATATTAGTTATATCACCATAAATTGAATTAAACTCTAAATAAATAAAATCAAAATTAGTTACAGAGTTTAAATCATTTGCAATTATCTTACCATCATTAGTAACTAATAATAAAAATTCTTTGATTATTGTTGCACCAGAATCTCTTGATTGTTGTATATTTTCATTTGAACTTGATAAGTTCCAATAAACATTTGAATAAATAATATCATTAATATTATCAACTAATAAATATTCTTCATAATCATCAATAAACTTTGATATTCTTCTTTTATATGCAGTCCATCCGGAAATATCTTCTTCTAATTCTATAAAAACTCCTGTATTACCTACAATATAAATTTTATCTTGAGATTGAAAAAGTACTTTATTATAATAATAAGATTCAAAATCATCCACAATTATACTATCCCAGTTTAATCCACCATCATTAGTTATTAATATTGTATTTAAGTCACCAACCACAACACCTTTTAAATTATTGTAAAATGATATTGACTTTAAATTCTTTGTTATATTAATATTAATTTTTTCTAATAAAAAATCATGTTTTCTAACTTTTAATAAAGTTCCATCATCTCCACATATCCAATAATACATTTCAGTTTGTGTAATTGCTCTTAAATTAACTTTATATTTATTAGGAATTATATTTGATGTGCCAGTTAGACCTGTAAATTGTTGTGTATTTAATATAACACCAAATTCACCAACTGCAATAGTTCTCTGTGGAATACTATAAGTAATTGAATTAATTTTATAAGTTTGTGAATCATGTTTTAAAACATCATAATAGTTAATTTCAAATAGATTGTTATAATCTACTCTATTTCTTAATAACCAATTATGTTTTTCAATAAATTCAACAGGTTCATTCAAAGATGAAGTTGGGTAATATCCACTTAATAATCTACTTAAATGAAATTGTCTTTGTGTATTAATAGTACCTAACTTAACTGAAATACTATATCTTATACAATCTTCATATAATGATAAATCATCAGTTTTAGTCAAATAACCATTGTTAAACAGGTATATTCCATTTTCAGAATTATAATAGTTATATTCTATTGTTGTTCCATAATCTTGTACTAAAGTATAATTACCCTTAAAGTATGTATTAGGATCAGTATCAAATGGTAATGTTTCAATTGATATTTGATCTTTAACTAAAAGTCTATGACCATTAAGTAATTTAACACCATCAACAATAAGATTTGTATATCTTGTACTTAAATTTATTTGTTCAGTTGTAGCAACATCAACATATAAATAATTAATAGAATCCTTTATTAATCTATCAGGTGTAAATAAATTCTTTAATGTTAGTCCATACTCAGATAAATATTTTGTATAATAATTATTTGAAGTTATTGCATTGATTGGACTTGCATTTTGTGGAATTGCAGTATAAGAATATTGAGAACCTGAACTATCTATGTACCAGTTTCTTGGCTCATATTCTCCTAAAATATCATAGATATTATCTACTGTATTAATTGGTAGATAAGTAGCACCACTAAGACACTTTGAATAGTATCTTGTAGAAACAAGTTCTTGTTTCAAGTAATCAAAATTACTTTTAGTTAATTGATCCTCTGTTATAACCCATTTGTTATAATCTTTATTAAATATCCACATAAATTATTTTCTTACTTTTAATTCCCACATAACTGTCTTGCTGTCAACCAAAACTTCATTTTTCACAATGTAAACTTTTGACTTTTTTAATATCTCTCTTAGTTTAATTATGAAATTTTCATATTGATATATGTCTTCTATATAATCTGAAATATCAATTAAAAAGTAAGTTTCCTTTGAGAATATTAAATCATAAATTAAATCGTCTGTTTTCTTCACAACAAAAAAATTTTTTTCATAATTATATATTAAATAATATAAGCTCTTTAAATATGAACAGAGAAATAAAGTAAATGAATATATAAAAGAAAAAACTATTTATGAGAGGAAAAAAGTATTCTAAAAAGGAAGATGATGTTGTAAGTACACCTAAAACTATCTTACAACCTGAGATTCCTAAGTTTAATATTCAGAAAATATCATTTGAGTTGAAATGTAAAAATTCCTCTCAAAAAAAATTAGTCAATCTAATTAATAACAATGATATTACTATAAGTGCGGGTCCTGCAGGTACAGGTAAGACTTATCTTGCTTGTGCTCAAGCTCTGAAACTTTTAAAAAGTGATAAGAGATATGCAAAAATACTCTTAGTGAAAAGTGTTACTGTACTTGAAGGTGAAGATGTTGGATTTTTAAAAGGAGATTTAAAAGAGAAGATGTTTCCTTTTACAATCTCTTTTTTGGATAATTTCTATAAGTTAATTGGTGAAGATAATACAACTGCTATGTTAAATGAAGGTTTGATTGAAGTTTTACCACTTGCTTATATTAGAGGTAGAAGTATTGATAACTCAATTATTATTGTAGATGAAGCTCAAAATATTTCTCTTAAAAATATGAGAAGTACTTTAACAAGAATTGGTGATAATTCAAAAATGATTATTACTGGTGATACTAAACAAATTGATATTAAAAATAAAAGATTGTCTTCATTAGATACTGTAGTTTCTATATTCTCTGGTAAACCAAATATTGGTACTATGGAGTTTCAAACTAAAGATATTGTAAGAAATCCAATTGTTATGATGATTGAAGATGAATTTGATGCTTGGGAAGAAAATCAACCTAAAAAATAATATTGAAATTTAATATATACAATATGGAATTTATAGTAGAGTTTAAGTCTTTTTATAATGTTGGTGATATTGTTCTTATAGAATATTGGTATAATGACATGATAACACCCTGTAAGGTTGTAGAGAAGCTTTCTAAGACAAAATATAAAGTAAGTCATAATATTCCTCAATCAGAAATTAAAAATGCACCAGATGAAGAAATTAAATCATCTGATATAATAGATAAATTAAAAAACCCATCATAAGATGGGTTTTTGTTATGTGAAAAAATGATATTCATCATCACCTAATAGTTCATCTACTAAATTCTCATAGAAGTATCTATCATAGTCATTCTCCATATCTAAGTATTGCTCTCTGACAATTTCAAGTTCTTCTTTATTTAGTTTGTTACTTGAAAATTTAGTCATTATCCAATCATAATGTTTTACACCAAACTCACTATCAAGTTCAATTAGTTTACCACCATTATCAAAGTAAGTTTTAGATTTTTTTCCTCTTCTTGTTTTCTTTGGTTTGTCAAAAAAATCATCTGCTAATAAATCATTTCTATCTGTATAATGAGTATAATTACCATCTTCATCTTCTTCATCTAAATCTTCATAGTAATTGTAATCTCTTGTTTTAGTAACTCCACCTGTTCTACTCCAACCTGTACCTGTTGTTGGATAACTTCCAACACTTCTTCTTGAACCATGCCAATCCGCATCTTCATCATCCCATTCATCAAATCTACTACCACTATAAATACCACTCCATTTTGAAGTTTTGTATTCTTTAGCTTCATAAACTAATGGATCTCTTTTAGTTGGTAAGTTTTCCCAATCTACTTTTAAACAAGCATTTGCTAATTTAACTAAGTGTTCTATATCTTGACTTTCATTGAAAGTATGTTCTTTGTAATATCCAACAGATACATTTGTACATTCTGGAATAAGGTCAACAAACTCAGCAGAGTCTGTATAAACTCCACCATCATCTTTTACATAAGAAAGGCCTGATTTATTTAATTCTTGACAAAATGCATCTGCAAATTCATCTGAACAACATCTTGACCAAGACTGGTGTGTAATAATTGAAGTTGTTGCTCTTCTATCAAATGAAATTATTCTATCATAATCTTTGAAATCACCAGATTTTGCTGCAGCACTTGAACCAACACAACCTACTTCTTCACCAATAAAAAAGTAATATAATCCTGGAATTTTATTTTTCATCATCCAAGTAAGTATTGTAACACCTGCTTTATCATCTGCACCTAAAGTAGTAGTACCATCTGTTTTAATCATAAATCCATCAAGTACATGAGTAACAGGTTCATGAACTTTTGAAACTGTATCAAGGTGAGAAGCAAAGATTGTTTTTGACTCACCAATTTTACAGAAATAATTACCATGTTCATCCATATCTATTCCTTGTGGGAATAAACCAAGTTTGAACATCTTATCAGCAATAATATTCTCACTACCATGAGGATATGTATTCTTTGTAAGTTCAATAAAAACTTCTGGTATGAATTCTGTAGATTTTGTCATTATTTAGATTTATTTTAACAAAGATAATACAATTAATTATTTTTTCCAAACAAAAGAATAAAAATCTAATATATAAATTGTAGCTGTTATATAATTCATGTCGGGTATCAATAGGATACCATTGAGATTTTGAAAAGAATCAAAGATATGGATCCAAAAATAAATTAAAACAAATGGCAAAAATGCTTAAAACAACTACCACTCCAAGTGCGTGGGTAGTTAACTCAAAAGATAGAGGAAGAAAATCTATCAAAAAAGGAAAAGTCTATCTACAAGACAAAGAAGAATTTCAAATTGAACTTTTCAATCCTTTACAAGACTGTGTACTAGCAGACATCAAATTAAATGGTAAATCAATTTCACAAACAGGTTTGGTATTAAATCCAGGTCAAAGATTTTATTTAGATTGTTTTATTGATGATAAAAAGAAATTCATTTTCAATACTTATGAAGTTGAAGACACTACAGAAGTAGCAAATGCAATTGCAAAAAATGGTTTATTAGAAGTTTTCTTCTATAAAGAATCAGTAGTTACATTAGAAAATTGGAATAATAAATTTAATCGTATTCTTACTGGTAGAACATATCCTTATTGGACTAGTTATCCTTGGGGTACAACAAATCCTTATACTGTTTATTATGGTAATGGTATTACAAATACTAATTCATTTAATACAGGTACAGGTACATTAGGTAGTGGTTTAGTTACAACAACTGCAAATACAGGCAATGTTTATTGTTCAACAGGGGCAATTGATTTAACAAATCTTAAATCAACAAATAATGCATACTATTCAAGTACAATTGATTCTATACCAATTAATAATTCTATTCAATCATCATATTCAAGTACTATTGAAACTGGTAGAATAGAAAAAGGTGAAAAATCTAAACAAAAGTTTGAATCTGTTGATATGGACTTTGATAATTATTACATTGCATCAACTATAGTTCAATTACTACCAGATAGTAGAAAACCAGTTGAAACAAAAGAAATAAAAAGAACTACTACAATATCTCTTGATAGTATTGTTCTTTTGGAAAAACTTGGTGAACTTCATAAAGCAGGAATATTAACAGAAGAAGAGTTTACAACAAAGAAAGAAGAATTGCTTTCTAAAATATAATTAAAAATAATAACAGCTATATAAAAAGAGAGTTTTTAACTCTCTTTTTTTTTATATATAAGTTATGATAAAAAGATACTTACAATTTATTAAAGAACAACAATTGTCTTTATTCCCTATGGATGAAGTAATGAAACCTGTTGAAGAAATAAAAACATATAGACTTGAAGATGATAAGATTGAAGAACTATTTGTTGAAATGAGTGATGAGGGATATACAATTGATATTGAAAGAGGTTTTGTAGAAACTGAATTTAGATATAGTGGTGGAAAGTATCACAATGATTATAAAGTATTTGGACAGAAATTAGTTAAAGGTGAGGTAACTCCTGCATACTGGGTAAATATATATGATACAAAACCAACAAGTGATGATGTTACTGATGTTGTTTTAACTGCAATTGATTATTTTGAAGACCTTGGTTTTGAAGCTAAAGTATATGAAAATAAGAGTGAGGTAAATTTAGATGAATTATTAATACAAGGTGGGTTCTTTTTGAAAGATGAAAGTGGTGATATAACTAAAGATATACAAATAGATGATAATATCGGCTTATTTGTAATGGATAAGAAAGAAACAAAAATTGATGCTAAAGAACTTTGTGAGTATTATGAATGGTTGTCTGAAAAAGATAAAGATACTTTTATAGAAGGTGATGATATTTATATTGTTGTTGGAATGGAAGATTTGGCTGATATATTATTAGGTGATGAAAAAAGTTATAAAAGTCAATTAATTGATGGTATAGATGATGATTACTATTATAGTTCAGAATATTATCCAGATACAAATTCTTTACTTAGTCATGATTTGAATAAAGAAAATGAAGTTCTATTAGTTAAAGCTTTAATTAAAGAATATGGTGGATTAGATGAACTTGTTAAAGAAGCAGATAATGATAAATTAGAAGGATTAACAGAAGATGAAGTTATAGAATATCTAACTAAAGAAAGATATTACTATACATTAATTGAGTTATGTAAAAATTCTGATTTAGTACAAGATATTAAACAAACTTATGGTGATTATGCAGTAAGTGCTCATCAAGATGCAAACTATCAAGAACTTGTTAATGAGTTTGATAATATTGTTGGTGATAGAAGTTATGGTGCAGAATTATCATATAGTAAATATGATAAAGAAGTAGAAGTTAAAAAGACTTATACTAAACAAGATGGTACAAGAGAAACACATACTTATCCAGAAGTTCAAACATTTTATAAAATAAAGTTTGATAATAAATGGCTTGAGAACTTTGATTATGACTTCTTACAAAATGAATCACTTTATGATATATTTAGAGAGTATTGTCAGGCTTGGTTAGGAACTTTTAAGTTTGAACCTCACTTTTCTGATTATGGTTCAGTTGATTTAAAAGAATTTAATGGTGATGTTACTTGGATGTTAAATAACAAACTTGGTATAGAAAATAAAAGAAATCCTTCATAAAGAAGGATTTTTTATTTTAGTAACAATCTCTAACTATTTTAAATCCAATTGACTTTAATAGAGAGATTATTTCTTTAAATTTAGTATTTGCTTCTTCATCAGAACTAAAATATAATGTATGATGGTTTTCACTATCATTAATAGAATACTCACTAATAAGTAATTTATTTAATATTTCTTCAAACCAATTGTCTTCAAGAAAGATATAATCTGATACACAATCATCATCTTTCTCAACAGGTCCCCAATAAATATCATAATACCTTTTATTTGTACCATATTTTATTTCTCCCCAATTTTCTCCCTTTTCAATTGCAATTTTCTTGGTTTTTACTTCTGATATAAGTGATGAATCTTGTAAGTTGCTAATAGATATTGGATATAGATTTGTCATATTTTAGTTTTTTAGTGAGTAACAAAGATAATATAAATATATGATATAACCAAAAAGATTTTTTATTTTTGTAAGTTCATATATTCTTTTAACTTCAATAACAAATAATCTGTTATTAAGTCTGATGTTTTTATTGAGTCAATAAATTTAGCACTTACTCTTACAGACTTACTCACCTTTTCTACTTCTGAACCATCACCAGTTGGAGTTACTTCTGAATATTCTCTTTCATTTAAAGGAATAATAAATGGATGATACTTTGATGTCATTCCCTTAGAGATATACAAAGGTTTTAATGGATCTAATTTATAATTCTCATTGACTACTATACCAGCTTCTTCTTCAAGTTCTCTTAACATAGCAGTTTCAATTGCTTCACCAGTTTCTACTTGTCCACCAACTACAGTTGCATGATATTCTTGACCATCAACATATTTATAAGTTGGGATATATTCATATCTTAAAATGAATTCATTTTTCTCAATTAAGTAAGGAATACAAACAACTAAGTCTCTTTCTTTTATAATTGACCAATCTTCAAAGTCAATAACTTTTATAGCTTCATCTGAGTAAAGAACTTTTTCTTTACCTTCTTCAAATTCATTTTTAGGTTTCATCTTTGAAAACTTATCCATTTTATTTTATTTATTTTTTACATGAAAGGTTTTAATGCCTCTTCATCAAGTTCTATTCCTAAGATAAACTTAAACTCACCACCTACTTTTTTAACATCTGATGATAAAGTACCATTATACATTATTTCTTTACCATTTTCTTTAACTAAAATACTTGCTAATAATTTATATGTTCTCTTATCTGTTTCAGTTGAACCTTCATTATTATCTGCTTTTCTTATCCATTCATCATATTGGTCAAATTTATCTTGTTTAAATCTAACTTCTTTATATACATCTAACTCTACCAAGTATTGAAAATTTTCATCTTTGGTCCAAGTTTTTAGTTTACGGTCATATTTAAGATATTTCTCAGTAAAGTTTGTTTGATAATCTTCTATTTCTCTTAGACATTGTATCTAATTCTTCTTTAGTAAGTCTTGTTAACTTTCTTGATTTATGTTGATTAAAATTTTGTATCTTCATTATTCTTTAGTTATTTTATAACCTAATTTTTTTATCATTTCAGTTACATCTAATATTAGATTTGTGGCTAAATCATGTGTCATTACAAATCTACCATCATTATCATCTATAATAGATTTTATTTCACTTGTATAGTTCTTTCTAAAAGAAACATAGTCTTTATTAGAACTATCAAATTTATTTAGTATTTCCTTGTTATCTATAACCTCATTAAATTTCTTTATCTTCATATTATTATATATTAAAATTAATAAGCATAGTTTTTGGTAGGTTTTCTACATTTCAACTGAGACTTAACATTATTCATTTCATTTGTACCAAGTTCTAACTTAGCATTTTTTCTTTTCATAACTAAACCTTCATACATATCAATTTTTATCAAATCATTATATAAGTCTAAGAAACCACCATTGTAAGATTTTACTCTGTAGATGTTTTCTGAAATACCATACAAGTGTTCTTTCTCACAATCTACTTGACCATATAAGTCATTTAAAATTGCAACTCTTTGTTCAAAAGTAGTTCCTACTAAATAGTTACCCTCAAGAACAAGAATATCAAAAATAACAAACTTATGATTAAATGGTCTACCAGTTTCATCATTCTGAGATTTGTTCATATACTCACCATTGATTACCATCCATTCACCATTACCTCTATACATAGAAGAAACTTCTTCATCTGTTATTCTGAAATTAGTAAGTCTTTGATTGTGTCTATTCATTACAATGTGTTTTTCACCATTTGTATAAATAGTAGTATTAGAACCATTAAGTTTTGGTTGTCCTAATAATGAGTCATTGTCCCAAAAAGTTAACTCGTCCGAAGGAATTGCATTCTTTGGACGAGGTGGATAGATATAAATGAATTTTGAATATTGTGCCATATCTTAATATTTCTACAAAGATAAGGATTATTTTTTAATAATTATATAAAGCTTGCATTTTTTCTGCAATTCTAATTCCAATTGGAGTATTCATCAAATCTGGTCTTGGAACATAACCACATCTAATTAATTCTATTCTATCTGCATCAAAACAAGCTCCTATTGTAATATCTTCTTTATTTACTACTCCTTTATGATGATACTTACAAGCTTCCCATAACTGTTCTATTTGAGTTCTATTTAAGAAATTTTCTAATTCACTTTCAATCTCTCTAACATAATTGGCTGACCTGTCACCATGTTCAGGGTCTTGGAAATCATCCAGTCTTTTACAATCATGAATATGTGCAAATAATCTAACAACAGTTAAATCAACACCAGGTTGATTAGCTAACATAATTCCATTCTTTTCAACTTCATCCCAATGGTCAAACCCATGTATATTATGGTCTTCCAAGATGAATTGTTCTTTTGCTAATTTTATAATTTTTTGAATTGCTTCTTCTAATGATCCAGTCATATTTTTTTATATTATTTATTAAATTTTATGCGACATCATGATACTATAATAAGATATTTTGTTCACTCTTACCTTTTTTAAAGAGATCAAAACTAATATTCTTGAATATTACAAATAAGTCTTTTTTATGTTTATTTTCTCTTGATAGATAATGTTGTGAATTTGTATCTTTTAGATGCATATCTAATTTTTGATCCATTATCTGTAGAGGACAATGAATTTTATAAGTATGTCCTTTATATTCAAAGGTATTATATCTAACATCATTATCTAAGAAATAATCAACTTTGTAGATGTATTCATTACCAAATACTTTTATTAAGCAATTTACTACTAATATAAAGGGAAATAAAAAACTATTTAAAAATGAATTTATAGTTACTTCTTTTCTATAAACATGTTGTTTATATCCTAATCTATTTTCAGAAAAACCAACATCACCACTATATGAGTGGTCATTATAATAATGTGCATTTGGATATCTGTCTTTATCTTTGATAAGAACATCAATATCATTACAACTTCTATTTATTAGACCATAAAGATTTAATGCAAAAGAACCTGTGATAACATCATCAGGACAAACTATTTTTAAAAAATCAAGCTCATTTTCATGAACTTCCATATTCACAGGTGATACTGAAAATTTAACATCATCAGTAGTTATCACTTGTATCTTTAAGTCTCTTAAAGCACTCTTTGGCTCAAAGTCTATTACCCAACTTGGGGTATCATATATTCCCATATCATCTGTAGTTTCAAACATTATTCTATTTTTGTTATGATATGTTTATTCCACCACTTAAAAAACTTATTCTCTTTGTCAAGATTAGGTATAATCAATCTGTCAATACTAATCATTAAGAAAAGTAAGACACTCAAAGTCAAAAGTATTAAAGGTAATATCATAATATTGTTAAATTAGAAAGGTAAGTCATTTATAGTCTCTTTCTCAACATTTGTTTGAAAATATTCAGACTGATTTTTAAAATCTTCTGCCATAATTAACAATTCATTTAATTGAGCTGGATCCATATTAGGATTTTCCATATAATCATTGATAGTCTCGTACATAGTGTTTTATTTAGAATACAAATATAAGATAAAATTTTAATATATACAAATATGAAACACTTAAAAAAGTTTAATGAAAGTAAATCAGAAATGCCATTGGAAGACTACTTTGTAGAATTTGTAGATGAAGGGTTTACTATTGAAAGAGAGTTAAATCAATTCAAACTTAAATATACTGGAGAATATGATTTTAGTCAAACACTTGAAATGTATAATGATGTAATCTCTAAATTACAAGCTTATGGTAGAGATATAACTAAAACAGACTTATCATATAGAAAATCTGTTACAAATATTCTTATTGAAGTTAAGAATAATATTAAACCTAATGATGCTATTGAAATTACACTTAGAGGTGAAAAATTAAAACTAATACCACATGCTTATGCAGTATATGGTAGTCCACAACCTCAACAAAGTTATCATACTAATGATGCAGGTAGAACAGTAAAACTTGGTAAACCAAGACCACCATATGTTAATACTATAATATTATTCTGTAAAGATGAAAATAATAGAAACTATAATATAACTTGGGAAAATAGATATGGTAATGAACTTTCTAAAGAGGATATTAGAGCAAAAGTACAAAATACAAATATTAATATTGATTTAGAAAATGCTTCTAAAGTAATAGAAACTATCAAAAAGAATGAAATTGAGGCAAGATATGGAACTGAAATAATGCTTGATGTATTTACTGAAACAATTACTCCAGAATTACTTACTAGATAATCTGACTAATCTTATTGTATCTTGCTATTGACTTACTAAATACTGATGCTTGTTCAGCCATACTTTCACACTCTGATTTTACATATTGCATATCTCTATAAGTGCCACTTAATCCAAAGACACTATCTTCATTTAGTAAAAAATAAGGTGTTAAATCTCCATAATGTGCACAATCAAATCCAATGACCCAATTATTATTATCATCATATGAATTATATGTTAGACCACCATGTGCTCTTATATTAAGTTCATCATATCCAATACCATATAAAGAACTATCTCGTGTTAAAGTAATATATCCACATAAAGCTTTTAATCCATTTCTATGTATAGAACACTCAATAATGACACCATTACTACAGGTATAATTCCATAGTAATGTGTCACCTTCTTTTTCAATCAGTTCCTTTAATTGTTCTTTATTCATATAGTAAATCCTGTTTGTAAATTGTCAATAAACCTTTGTGGTAGATAAACATTCTTTAATCTGATTGCTGGTTTGAAAAGAGGTGCAATTTCCTCTACTGTAAAATAAGCTAAGTTACAACCTAACTCAACCACATAAAATGTTAAGTGAGTATTTTCTTTGGCAAATATAATAAAATTATCTATACCTTGTTTAATTTCATCTAAAGTAACTGGATTATAATTACTTCTTAATTCTTTTGTTACTATGGCATATGATTGACCTTGTAAACCTTTAGATTGACCATAAATAGCACCAAATTTATTTCTTGCAGTTAATGCTGCTCCTCCGACCATGTCTTCCTTGTCGGTTAGATCCAAACGTGAAGACTTCATTTTCTTTTAATTCTTTAATATATTTAGGTGTTATTCTTTCCATATATCTGCAAATGTTGGTTTATAAGTAACTTTAGGATTTTCATAACCCAAAAGTTCATCAATCAATTTATTTCTTCTTTCTTGTTTTGAATAGAAAGAGTTCATATCAATTATTTGATATGGAAAGTATAGATTTATACTTTTTCTTCTTCTGAAAATTGGACCTGATATTATTTCTTCATAAAAATCCTTTTTTACATAAGAAAAATTATTACAATCATCATAATACCAATCATAATCATCATAATAGTCATAATAGTCATACCACTGAATAAACTCAAGGTCTAATTCACGTCTAACTACATCATACTTATCTTTTTTACTAGTCTTCTTCATTAAGATGTTTTACAATTTTGTCAATTCTCCAATCTCTTATGTTTATTTTGAAATCTTCAAATGAATTAGATTGTCCTAATACAGTAATTCTTTCATTTATTTGTTCAATAAGTCCAGCAATTTCAACATCTTTAGTTTTGCCTTTACCATCATAAACACATTCAATTTTTGTTGGTTCATCAGTTGCTACAATCCACATTGTTATATTGCTATATATATCAAACTGATTTCTAACATCATGAATATATTCTTCTGCTCTTTGTCTTGACATACCATTTACACATATATAAAATACAAAGATTGGATTATCTAAATTTAATTCAATTTTTGGTGGTTGTTGGTAGTTATATGCAAAATTAATTGATGCTGTCATAATAAAGTTTTTCTTTATTATATCATACTTAGTCTATTAAGTTTAGTAAGTGTTCTACTCTATAAAATATCTTAGTTTTAGCTTCTTCTTTTGTTAAAAAACCACACCAATCTAATTCCTCAATCTGTAACATTTCTTTTGGTAAAGTTTCATCTGACAAATCAATCTCTGAAATATCATTGATATAAACTTTGAATAAATAAAGTTCTTTATAAATCTTACCTCTCTTATCATTATAAAGTATAACAATTGGTTCTTTATCAATGATTCTATCTTCTGTTATCTCAATAGAAGTTTCTTCTTTAAGTTCTCTTATGGCAGCTTCTATTTGACTTTCACCTAATTCTATACCACCTTTAGGAAATGAATAGGTATTAGACCACCTTGCATTAGTTGGATGACTTAAAAGTAACTTGTTATTATTTAGAATAATTATTATTCCTGCTGATTTTTCCATTATATTCCTAAGTCATTTAATTTTGCTTCTCTTGATAATGCTTTTTTTGCATCTGCTGGTATATCACCAACAAATCCATCCCAGTTTTTGATTTTATTTATTGCTTGGTTTGCAACAATTACATTTTTAATTTCTCTTTTAACTTCATCTGCTTCAAGATTTATATTAACTAAAGCACCACTATTTTCATTTATACAGACAAGTTCACTGGTTACTTTTCTTTCAGTTGTACCAAGACCAAACCAAGTAGTTCTTTCAGTTACTTTTTCAACTTTATTATATACAAATACATAATGATAATTATTACTCCAACCCTTTTTAATATTAAAGTAATAGGTTTTACCATCTTCAAATAAGAATGGTGTCATTTCAACTATAATTTTATCTTTTTCCATGTTTTAATTAAATGTTAATTTATATATTTCTTCTATTGCTTTTATTCCATTAGGTTTTATCTCTCTTGTTCCAATACCTGCAAAGTTTTCATAACTTATTTTAAGAGGTTTTGTGACTTCAATAAACTTTAGTGAGGTATATGACCATCTAAACCATTTGTCTTTATCCTGGTCAAATACATAAACAAACTTACCATTATTTATGGCCATTTGAACTGCATAACCTGTACCACCATCAACTACTTGAAACTCTGATTTATTATAAAATCCTTTTGAACCTTTTTTACCAGGTTCTACTATAGTTCCAATTGCAAATACTTCATCAGAATATTTTACTTGAGACCAGTTTCTTGCTAACAAGTTCATAAACTTATGAATACCATATCTACTTAAAACTCTATTTGCTTTAGTTATTTCTTTTACTCCTTCTTCATAATCAGTATCACTAATTTCTACTTTATTTTCAGTAGTATGATACTTTGTTTTGTAAGAATATGCCTTTGTCTTTACACCATAGTTGGCTCCTATGGTTTCAAAATAAGTATCACTTCCAATTGCTCCACCAGAATGACAAACTAATCTGTCTAATCTGATTGGTGTATTTCCAAATATATCTATCATATTCCCAATTCTTTTAATTTTATATCTCTTGTATATACTACATAGTCTTCTGCTTGTGTAATGAAGTATTCATTCATTTCTTGTTCAGTAAAGTAATACCATTTTACTCTTTCTGAGTATGGTTTATTCCACCAATCTTTCTTATCAGATCCAAAAAATTCATCTTCAACACAGAAACCATAACCTTCTTTATCAGTTGCAGCATTCCAAGTTAAGTCACCACAACCTTTTATCTTGTAGTGACTTTTTAGTTTTAATGTTTCATATTGTTTTATACAAACAACACTATCTCCCATTTCAAATCTATCTTCTTTATACATGGTGATCAACTTTAACAATTTCTCTTTTCTCCATTAATTGAAGTATTTCATTGATATGAAATGGTCTGAACTCTTTGTGTGCATCAATACCAACATCCATTGATTTACCATAATCTGGAATGCTACCATGTGAGTGACCATAAAGATGAATTACACCTTTATGAGAACTTGGCCATACTCTGTGAGAATAGTGAGATAAGTGAAATTTGTTTTTTCCAATGTAACCTGTATAAGTATCTCTAACACTTACAAACAATTCAAATGGATCAAATGATAATCTTTGTCTTCTTTCTTCATTGAATTCATCAAAAATTTCATCATGGTTTCCTTTTATTAAGTGAATAGTTTTACAGATTAAAGATTTTCTGAAATCATACATTTTTTGTGGTGAACCAAAAGAGAAATCACCAAGATGATAAAGAATATCATCTTCTTTTACATATTTGTTGATAGTATCAATCAAACACTCATTCATTTCCTGAACTGTTTTGAAAGTTCTGTAACCAGACTTCCATTTTGACAATTCTGGACCTGCAATTCCTGAGTGATGATAGTGTGTATCAGATGTAAACCAAATGTTCATATATTATTTATTTTTTAATTATACAAAGATAGTAAATTATTTTTATAATATCAAAAAATAATATATATGTAATAATAAAATAGAAATAAAATATGAGATACTTAAAATTATTTGAAGATATAGTTCCTGCACATCAAAGTGGGTCCGAATATAGAAACAGAAATACTGATGAAACAACAGATGTTACTAAATTAGATAGTATACCACTTAGGTCACCAGTGTATCAAAAAGGTGAAATACTTATCTTTTCAGAGGGTAGAGATGTTGATTATGAATTTGCAGAAAGGTTATTAAAAAGGTTAGGTCTTAAATTGATAGGTGAACCTTATGATAGAGGATTTTTAGTTAAATGTGAGCCTGGTAAGGAAGTAGAAAGTGCCAAAATGGCAATTGCAAAATATCCTGATTTTTTTGATAGTTATGAAAGAGAAGATATTAGAATGCCTTATATATCAGATAAAGTTGATGTTTTAGTTGGAGAAGTTGAAGGTATAGTAGATTTCTTTGAAAGTACTTTACAAAGAAATGTAAATTCTACTAAATATAATAAGTATATTGATGATATAATAAATGAACTGGATAAGTTAAAAATAAATTAATTATGAAACATATAAAAATATTTGAAGAGTTTAGAGAGAAAGTTGTAACTTTCACTAATAAAAGAAATCCAAGGTTAGTAATAAAAGTTACTAAAACACCTGATGGTAGAATAACTAATATTGATAATCCAAATGGAATAAGATTTTGTTTCTCTGTAGGACAACTATTTAACAGAACTGCTGAGGTTTGGGCAAGTAATAATAACTACTTAATGGATGGACAAGATATGACACCAGAAGAGAAAATAATGGGAATTAAAGTATCTGATATACCACCAGGACATGAACTAAGAATGTTATATCCTGGAAAGTTTAAAAAGTAAAAATATAGAAATGAAATACTTAAAATTATATGAAGAGTTTGTTAGTAAAGAAACTAAAGTAAACTGGGGAGAAGCTGAACTTGAAATCAAAGAAATGTTTAGAATCTTTAAAGAGTTAAAAGAAATACCAAATGAATTGACTGTTGATGGTGAGAAATTTAATATAGATAAATCTATCTTTGATGTTGAAGAACCTCAAGAGTTTGAACAACAAGTTGATGATATAAATGGTAAGCACACAGACTCTTCAAAGATTGGACCAACTGCAGATGAAATTCTATCAATGAAAGAGTTGACGGTTAGTGGTAAAAAGGTAGATGCAAAACCTTATTACAATTTTATTAAATTTTGTAAGAAGGTATTTTGGAAAGGTCAGAAAGTTCAATTAGATAAAACAACAATTCAAAAGTTAGCAGATGATTCACAATCAATAGGTAGAGGTGAATTTTCAAAATTCATAAAAGATTCTAGTGAGTATCAAAGATTATCAAAAGCATATGATAATACTATGACTTTCTTGAAAGAAAAAGGAGCAGAAGATAAATTTAATACAACTGGTTTATTTAGTAAGTACCCGGATATCAATAAAAAAGACTACAATGACGCAGTTCATTACTTTATTTACTATGGCAAATCTTATTTATTCTTTGAAGAACAAATAAAGAAAGGTGGTAAAATGCCAATAACATCAGCAATTGAAATTTCAGGTAAATGGTATATTGTTGGTGGTAATAGAAGAATGAGTTTTTATGTATTAAGTGGTATAGACCCAGTGATATGGCTAACTAAGATTTAATTAAAAAAGAACTTAATTGGTCTTTTTTATTTTATGAGCTAAATTATCCCATAGTATTCTATAAATATCATCAATCTTATCATATTTAATTCTAACTAATTCAATATAGTGTTCTTCGCAATATTCATTCTTTACTTTATCATTTGATTTAATACGTTCTAAAGTATCAACACCACCAAACCTTTCAATTGGTTCAAAATGTTGTCTACCATCAAACTCTATACAAACTCTAAGAGTAGGTAAATAAAAATCAAATATAACATCATCTAATTTATGTTTTTCCTTAAATACAATTTTATATTTTCTTAAAAAATTATGTATTTCTGTTTCACCAAACAAATCCATTTTCTTCATTTCATCATTGATAATAGATTCTTCTGTTCTTCTAAATTCTGGTGCCATTCCTTTTAAGTGTGAAGTTGGTCTTTGTAAATAAACTATACCATCATAAATGATTTTAACATCAATTAAAGCACCTTTATATTCAGTTAATGTATAATCATATTTATTACCCCAAACGTCTTTAGATTCACTTATAAATTGTTCTGTAGTTCTTGTTGGTGTATTCTTTTCAGGACATTTACCCATTAAATGCTTAGAAACTCTTTGCTCATATTTAACATTATTATATTCAATAATAATTTTATCAGATAAAATTATCTTATCTGATAGATTTAAGTATTTGTATTTGTAACCATGTTGGTTATGAGCTCTTTCTAAAAATTCACTTCTTGTCATTTCCTATATATTCCAATTTATTTATGATTTATATATTAGAAAGTTATACTCCCCTGCAAAACTTTTTTAAAAAATGTTGAAAGGGGAGAGAAATAACTTTATATATACTTTATAAAAATATTAGAAAATTAAAATGGCTAAACAAGTTAAAGAAGGAAAAAAATTTGAATTCAGTAAAGTAGGTTCGATTTTGGATAACATAGCAAAATCTGTTCCAATTATTATTGAGAAGGAAGTTAAAGAAAAACAATTTATATCAACTGGTTGTTATTTATTAGATGCTGCATTATCTGCAAAATTAGTTGGTGGTGGAATCTTAGGTGGTCGTATCTTTGGTTTATTAGGAGAATCTGGAGCAGGTAAATCATTTATTGCTTACTCTATTTGTAAGTCAGCTCAGAAATCAGGTGCATCAATTATTTATATTGATACTGAAAACTCAATTGATTTAGAAGGAATCACAAAATTTGGTATTGATAATGCACCAGATAAATTCAGATTAGTTAGATCTAATAAAGTTGAAGATATTAATATATTCTTAACTCAATTATTAGATGAATTAAAAGATGCTAAAATGGATGGTTTTGAAATTCCTAAAATTGTTATTGTACTTGATTCAATTGGTATGATGTCTTCTAATAAAGAGAAAGAAGATTTATTAAAAGGAGCAATGAAACAAGATATGACTAGAGCAAAAGGATTAAATGCACTTTTTAGAAGTATTAGTTCTGACTTAGGTTTCTTAGATATTCCAATGGTTTGTTGTAACCACACATACTTATCTCAAGATTTATTTCCTAAAGAAATATCTAAAGGTGGTATGGGTCTTGTTTACTCTGCATCAGTATTAGGATTTTTAAGTAAATCAAAATTAAAAACTGGTGAAGAAGATGATATGGACTTAGGACAATCAGGTATTTCAGTTCTATTTAAAACACAAAAGAATAGATTGGCAAAACCTAAAAAGATTAGATTTGATATTTCATTTGCACATGGTATGAATCCTTATACTGGATTAGATGCTTTCTGTAGACCTGAATACTTTAATCAAATTGGTATTGCTAAAGGTAAAATGGAAGTTGATAAATCAACAGGTGAAATGAAGTTCATACCAGGTGGCATTAGATGGTATGTTGACCACTTAAATAAATCAGTAACAACTAAACAATTATTCACACAAGAAGTATTCACACAAGAAGTATTGGAAAAAATGGCACCAATAGTTAATGATTATTTCAGATTTAAAAGTATTGATGAAATTGATGAAGTTGAAAAAGAATTTAATGCAATCATTGAGGAAGAAGATGATACAAACGGATTTACAGATGCAGCAGATGCAGATGATATTTTCGGATAAAAAAAGAAAACCTCTTTTATAAGTAGGTTTAAAAACAAAAAATAAAAATTAGAAATTATGAACAAACAAGAAATTTTTGAACAATTAGCAACTTTATGGGCTTCTTTTGAAGAAAACCATGCTAAAACAACTAAAAAATCTGATGCTGATGCACGTAAAGCATTAGGAGAAATTAAAAAGTTGGTAACTCCTTATAGAGCAGCATCTGTAGCAGAAGCAAAAGCATAATAAGAATCTGTTTTTCCATATTTTGTAAAATATGGTGGTGGAAGTTGACAGTACCAGTGTCGACCCTTTATAAAGTAAAAACCTCTAAGAAATTAGAGGTTTACTTTTTTTTCACCAAATGATAAACTCATTTTGTAATACCACACACACCAATAAAAAATAGTGTATAATGAGCCAATCATTGTACGTATATGAAAATAATGTTTAATTAAACCATCAATTACTTGAAATACAATCATTAGTAAAAGCATTATAATCTGAACTTTATCTGACTTCTTTGAGTATAGTAATTTCTTTATCTTATTAAGTCTATTACCATTAAAGAACTTATGACTTGTTATTCCTTCTAACTTATCATCCCTATTACAAGAAACACATAAATGAAAATCTTCTCTTTTTGGATCCTTTACTGCTTTTTTATATATTTCATCTAATTTATCATACTTTTCTTGTGTATCTAAATTTTCAGTTAAGTCAATTTTACAAGAATAACATCTTATACCTTGTTTAACATCCCAACTTACATTTTTTCTTTTCTTAAAAAGAATGTATAATCTTATACTTATTACTACTATACAAAGTAATGATATTGCAGAAACTATTGTTGATAATATATCCATTATCCTAAAATTAAAGATAAGAATTTATCTCTCTTTTCTTGTTTAGAAAGAGATTTAATACACTCTGGTCCTAAACCATTTTCAATACTTGATGGAACTGTTAGAACTCTACCACATTTACCACAAGTACCTTCATGCCAAACTTCAACAAAGTCTTGAAGTTTACCTATTTTAAGTTTATTTAATACATAGTCAAATACTTTAACTGATTGAGCTTCTGATGAAACAGCAGATTTTTTACCATGTCTGTAAACACCTTCAACAGCAGTTCCTAAATAAGTATAAGTATCTGGACCAGTTAATACACTAACAAAGAAAAGATTACTATCTTTGTCTTTAGATTTTTTTACTTTAAAAGTAAATCTGTTTTCAGTTTTGGTATTAACAACTGTAAATGTTGAATTACCTGCAAACATAAATTTTAAAGCATCTGTGTTATTTAATTTGTGTCCTGACATATATCTTATTTGTTTCTACAAAAGTACAAAAAAACTTTTATATATACACTATGAAAATTAAAAAATTTGGTATTTTTTTAGAAAGTTTAGCAAGACCTGATAGTAGTTTAAAAACACTAAAGAGAACTAAAGAACTTAATGGTTCTGACTTTTTAGAGATATTAAATGAAAATTGTAAAAATTTCTCTTTTGATAATACACAACTTTGGAGGTCAAAAACAAAGAAATATAATTTAGAGTTATTTACACCTGCTCCAAGAAATGCAGATCCTCTCGCATTTAAAGATTTCTTTAATGAAATTGAACATAATACAGAAGAATATCCAGTTGTTAGAAAAAACTCTTTAATTGGTGGAACTGATAAAGAAATTTGTAAGTTTTTAGTTGGTGGTGATATGTATTTAGTTATACCATTTGATGATAGTGAAATAGTATTTTGTCCAATTATGGATATGTGGGCAATGTCAGATGATAGAAAAAACTTAACAGGTAAAAATATGTTGGTTAAAGGTAAACCAATAAGTAAAGATGATTTTACAAAAGTTTCTTATACTAAAAACTTTAAATACTTAGATAAAGGTTGGAATGGTAAAGGTTGTGAGTTCTTTATATCAAGTCCTTGTTTATTAGTTCATGAAAGTAAAATAGATTGGTTAAAGAAAAACTTAAAATAGAGAACATGTAGTTTACTATATATGTTTATGAAATATAATATAGTAACAATTGACCCCAGTTTAATCTCTACTGCATTAGTAGTATCATCAGGTGATACTTTTAAAATGTATAACTATTGTAGAGAATCAAGTGCCTTTGGTAAAAAAGGAATCACTAAATGGTTTGGTATGGCTGAACAACACATAACTTATAAATTTATTGAATATAGAAGTTTTAAAGACTATTCAGAAGGTGAGTTAATAAAATTAAAAGATTATGATAAAATCAGTGATATGATTATTACTGATATTAAAGAAAATATTGATTCAAATAAACCAACTAAAATTGGTATAGAAGGATATTCATTTTCATCTACTGCAGGTGACATAATTGATTTAGTTACATTTTCAACCATTTTAAGAAAGAAACTATTTGATTTAATATCAGAAGACATTACTATACTTTCTCCTTCAACCTTGAAGCTGGAATCTTGTAAATTGACTTATCCACCAATTAATATTGGTATTAAAAAAGAAAAATGGGTATATAGGAATAATATAGGAATATCAGGTGGTTCATTTACAAAAAGAGAAATATTTTTAACAATTATAGAAAATAATAATTGGTCTGACTACTGGACAAAACATTGCAAATTATCTAAGACTGATATTTTAGGAATTGCAAAGATACCAAAACCTTATGAAGATGTGAATGATGCATTTTTAATTTATAAATACTTAGAAAAACAAAACCCATCATAAGATGGGTTTTGTTATATCTTTAATATTAAACTAATTACTTTATCAACCTCTGATATGGAATATATTCCTAAAGTATCAGTAATATTAAACTCTTCTTTTACTATAGATAAATTTTTATCAATCAATGATATTGAAATAAAAGGTAGATTTTTTTCTTCTCTTAATCCTTCAAGAAAAAATTTTACATAGTTATGATTATAAGTAATACCTATTAATTCACGATTCTTCTGTAATTCATTAACAATTTTATGTAAAATATCTACCTCTTCTTTTTCTAATTGATTTGGATTCCAACTCCCCATTGTATCAAACATTTCATTAAACTTCCTTAGTTTCATTTACTTAGTTGTTTTATTTTATTGCAGATAATTCATACTTAGGTCTTTTACCTGAGTTTTTCATTATCCAGTTTAATGTTTCTATTTTAGAATCTTTTAACCTTTTTCTACTAATTTTAATCCAAGTAAAAATATCATCCCAATCACCATCACTTATTTTCTCAAATAAACCAGCTTCTTTGAAATATTCTAAACATTCAATTCTACCATATTCAGCAGCCCATTTAATTATTTGGTTTCCTTTACCATCTAATAAATCCTGCCATAATTTTGTTTTCTTAATATACTCCATTAATAATAAAAATGGTTCATAATAAGATTTACCAACATTATCTACTTTTGACCAAGTTCCTTTGTAACAAGCTCTTAATGGTAATGATTGACCAAAGTTAGGATCCAATCCTGCAGATAAACAGAATTGTAATGGTTCAACTGCATTAACAACATTTTTAAATATTTCACCATTCATCTCAGCACCATAAGAAACTAATAATTTAATCATATCAATTCCTTTAGCTCTTAATAAAGGTCCTTCTTCTTTTTTCTTTAATGTAGTAAGTGCTCCTAATTTAAGAATTCCTTCTACTTTTTTAATATCATCTTCATCAACTGCATTTTCAAGACATTTACCATTGTCTTTATTAATATCAGCAGAATCTTCTTTAACTAATTTAGTTATTTCTTCTAATGATAATCCTGGTTGAACAATTTTTCTATTGGCTTGTTTAGCTCTTTCTTTTCTATCAATTTCTTCTTGAGACATTGGTTTAAGTAATGACCAAAGATCAACATCAATATTGTGGTCATTTTCATAACCATTTAATATTTCTTTAAATCTTGAGGTATTAACATGTGTATCACGTCTATTATGTGTAGCTCTAACACTTTGCCCTGGCTCAATAGTAGTACCAATTGTTGACCAGTCATCTGTAAGAGGTAAATTAAAGTCATAAATATAATATTGTTTATTATTATAATTACCAACATAACTATCCCAGTTACCTAAACTATCTTTAATACAGTGTGCAGTATGTCCATTTAACATAACATTTGCAGAGTATGATCTAACTTCAATAATTAAGATACCTTCTTTATTAATTTCTGGATCAAATCTATCTTCTGGTTTATATGGATAAACAAACTCAGCACCTGATGCACCAAGTTTTGCAACACACTCATCAACTTTTTTACAAAAATCTAAGTATCTTCTTCTTACAATTCTAATTCTTCTTTCTTCTGGAGATTCACCTTCAATAACTTCATCTTTACTCATTTCAATAGAAGTTAAATATTGTTTAGCTGCTTTTAAAAACTCTTCAATATTGTGGTATCTTGGAAGTGTACTCATAAAGTGATAAGTGTTATATAATGGATTAGGAATATCACTAACTTGTCCATTAATCATTTTAAATTGGAATGTGTCTAATGTAATACCACCAAAGAAAGCTTCTACATCTTTATCTGCAAGTTTATCAAATCCTTCTGCAATCTCTGCAAACTTTTCAGCATTCATTTCTGATATAGTTGCATAACTGGCTTTTAATTCAGAACTAACACTTAACTTATCTGCAATTCTTTTAACTTTTCTATATTGTGCTAATCTATCTAAACCATCAGATAATTGTTCCATATTATTTGTAATATTAGGATCAATAAAATTTAAGTCAAATGGTTTTTTAACCAAACTCGGTTTATCTGCAGTACCTTTATTTACAGTAAGATTTTGTAAAATATCTTTATTCTTTAATAATTTACCATAAAGTGATGATAAATCTTCAAGTGTACCTCCTTCAAAGAAATAGAAATAAACAAAGGCTGATAGCCAACCCATATTATCTTTATCTAATTGATAAGTTTTCTCATTTCCATTAGACATTACAACTTTAGTTTTTAATTCTCTTAAAGCCTTTAATTGTGGGTCTCCTTCAACTTGTCTTAATTGTTCAGGAGTTAAACTGATTTCTCTTATTTTTAACTTAATTTGATTTCTTTCTTCTTCATTGAAATCATTCAATGTAACAGATTTTCTTTCACCATGTTTAAGTTGTTGACCTAATTCACCATTTAAAAGCCCTAATTGTTGAGCAGCAGTTTGAACAAGGTATCTATCTTTTAGATATTTTTTTGCCTTATCTAAGTTTTCATTGATTGAATCTAATCCTAAAAATTGGTTATATTTAGCTAATTTCATTTATAATATAATTTTATTTTCTTCTGTTGTGATATTTTGTTGCTTCAAGTATTCTTTCTATTTCAATACCATATATTCTTTTGCCATCTTCTGATAAAGATTCAGTTAGTTTATCTAACTTTTTCTTAATAGCAGCTCTTTCTTCTTCTGTTTTTGCATCAGATAATTTATCAAGTAATGTATCAACATCATCTTCTTCCTCTTCTTCTGTAGTTTCAACATCTTTTGCTTTACTAATTCCTAATCCTGATAAGTAATCATCAAAATCACCTTCATCTTCATCAGAATAAGTAGGTTCTTCTTCTGAACCACCAAATTGTTGTTCCATTTCCCATTTAGATAATTCATCTTCATATTCTTTCTCTGCAGTAACAATATCATTAATTATACCCTCAATTTTTTTCTTAGCAGAAGATGAATTAAATTTTTCTTCATTAAGTACAAACTCTAAGTTTTCTTCCTCAACAAGGTCAAATGTAGAGAATATGTCTTTTGTTATCTCTAGAAATTCACCATCTGTAAAATCACCACCTCTATCTTTATCTAAAGCTAATTTACCATATACTCTTAATCTCATTTGTGAATATTTATCTGAATCTTTACAAGCATTAATAAAATCTCTAAACATTGCTTGCATTGAAACACCATATCTAAAATCTTGTGATTCATCTTCAAATGAAGATGTATTTTGTGCAATAAGTTTTGCCATTTCTTCATCATCCTTAATAGAACCAGATTTAATCAATGACCAAATACCTTTAACTGCTTCATGTATTAACATTGGGAAGTCAATACCAACTGCTTTAATAGTAATTTTATCAAAATCTTCTTGGTCTCCAGTCATTACTGTACCATCTTCATCTTGATAACTATTTTCTTCTTCTTGTGCTTCTTCTTCATTATCTTCTTCATCATCCTTTTCCCATTTAACCTGACATGATCCAGCCATAAATTCTTGTGCATCTCTCATCATTTTGGATTTTATCTCTATAGGTGATGCCCAGTCCAATTTGTTAGCCATATCTGTTGTTTGTAACCAGATGTTATAAATAGTTTCCCAATTATTTCCAAATATTTCACTTAACCCATCTTCAACAATACTCTTATCTTTTATTATATTCTTTGTTGCTTTAGCTTCACCTTGATTAATTACATTAAGTATTTTCTTTTTATCAACTGCTTTTCTTAATTCAGGATCATTTATTTCTTCTTGTGATGGAAAAGATGGAATATCTTTCATTTCAGGTATCTCACTACTAACTTGTTTTCCAGGTCTAAGCATTTTAATATCTAAAACTATTGGTTTTTCAGATGCATCTAATATCTCACTATACTGATCTAATATAATTTTCTTAGCAAGTTGTTCAAGCTTAATATATTTATCTTCTAGTTGTTGAGGAACAGGTCCTCTACCTTGAAACATTGCCATAATTTGTTGAGGTGGTATTCCTTGAAACATAAAATCCATACCTTGACTAACTAATCTACCTAATTGTGGTCCTATTTGTTGCTCAGATGCTCTATTGTCAATTTCTACACCAAGATTTTTTCTAGCTTGTCTATCAGCATCAGTAGTTAAATTATCTGGAATACCAGTATTTCCTTTTAAGTCTATTTCTTCTTTTAAAAATTGTGAAAAACTCTTCATATTATTTAATTAAATTTTTAAGTTCTATACCTTCTTCTTTAGTAACTCTAACTAATCTGTTAAAAACATCTTCTAAAGTTGCATCTTGTCCTGGTTGTTTTAGTTTTGCCAAAGGAGCATCTTCCTCACTTGGTCTTTGTCCTGGTACTACACCTGGTCTTGAAGGTCTTGTTCTAGTTGGAGTATCTGTATCTGGTTTAACAACAGGTCTAGCTGGTGCAGTCATTGTAGATTCAACAAACTTTTCATATTTTCTGATATATTTCATAATTATGATTTTTATATTTTATATATATATTAAAAAGTTATATATCAAAAAATTATATATAACAGAAAAAATAAAGATATTATATGAAAAAGTTCTCTTCTATTAGAAAAGTATATGAAGCTGAAGAAATGGCTTTGGCTAATCTTCCTCAGAATACTCAACAACCTGAAACGGTTATTGATCAAACAGGTAAAATTATACAACCTGAACCACAACCAGAAACTCAAGAAGGACCTGGAAGTCCAGTTTCACTTTTTTCTAAATTGTTTGAATCAAGAGAAATGGCACACATTTATCACTTACAAGTAAATGGTGAGCAAGGTTCACATGCAGCACATACTGCATTGAATGAGTACTATGAAGGTGTATTAGATTTTATTGATGATTTAATTGAAACTTATCAAGGACAATATGGTATTGTTGATGGATATGATGTAATTGATACAAATGACACAAGAACAAAAGAGAAAGTTGAATACTTTGAAGGATTAGTAGAGTTTGTAAAACATGCTAGAAAAGCCATCTCTGCAGAAGATACACACTTACAAAATATTATTGATGAAGTTGTTGCTTTAATTTATAGAACACTTTACAAATTGAAATTTACTAAATAATAAAAAAACCACTCAAATTGAGTGGTTTTCTTCTTTTAATATATTTCTAATCTTTCTTTTTCTTTTTTCATTCTTGGTTTCAATTATAAGAGTAGAATATCTACTTGTTATTGACTTACTTAGATTAGGAGTTCCTGACCAAGTTGCAGCCATTGTTTGTATTGTATATGGTAACCAAACAACTCCTATATTATTTGTTAAATTCTTCACTATTAAGTATTTTCAATATTTTAATTTTTCTCCAGACATTTCTATTTGACTTCCACAATTTCTTTACATAATTTGCAAAATCATCTTCTCTTCTGTGTTTATCACCATCTTTTCCCCAACCTCTTGCAAATGACATACTATTATATTATTAAAATATTATTTGTTCTCAGTATATAAATATTTTCTACCTTCTTCATTATAGTTTTGAATATTTGTAATCACAGTATCCAATTTATCAATACTATCATCAACATTCTTTTTAATTATCTGTAATGCTGCAATTGAATCATCTATTTGATCATTACTTTTATTTGATAAATTTTTATAGTTACTTAACTCTGTTTCTAAGGAATCTGTAATTTTACTTTTCTCTTCTAATTGAGATGTAAACTCTTTTAGTTCTTTTAATATCTCATCAACTCTTTCAGTTGCTATATCTTTTTGTTCTTCTGCTTCAAAAAATCTTCTTATTTTCATTTTACTAAAATATAATTTTAATATATATATTAATTATGAAAAAGACAAATAAACTTATTTTAGAGTTTTCTGAATTTAATCTACAAAGAATGAATTCTGATAGTGTTCAAGCATCTACTCATGTTGATGATCCATCATTATCTACAAATGCCTTTGATAAAGCACAGGACGCTATTAGACAAGCAATGTCACGTATTAATGACATTATGTATAATATTAAAGGAACTAATGCTTACAAGTCTCTTAGAAGTAAATTGGCATTGGAAGAACAAGATATTAAATCAATGAAGATATTAAGAATTGTTAAATCTGAAACTTTAGGATATGACATTTACTTAACTTTTGTTATTGGTGAAGAAGAATACTGGGGTAAATTAGAAGATGTATTGGGACAAAATCCTGAGTTAACATCAGAAGTATTTAAAGATGCAGACTTATATCAACCAAGAGAATGGATTATAAAAATTACTGGATTGATTACTAAGACAATTAAAACTTGGTTAAAACCAGAACCAGGAGAATATAGATTAATAAACAATGAACTTACTTGTTACTCTGTTGAAACTGGTAAACAATTAAAGATGGAGAAAGGAATTGTTATAGATGTTGTTAGATCACATAATGATAAGATAATAATAAGATATGATAGTGATACATATAACTTAGTTGGAGATAATTATATTTACTTTAACTGGTGGTTTGAGAAATTAGAGGAATAAAAAAAGAGACTTTAAGTCTCTTTTTTATTATAAAACTTTACTACTAAGGTAATGTAGTAACTCCAATACAAAACATCCATCCTTCAGTAGAATCAAGTACAGCTCTAAATACATCAAAGGATGAAGTTACATTATTAAAATATACTTGACCATGATTATATCCACTAGAACCAGAATTACCTCTATCAGAAGTTATTTGAAGAGAAAGACATGTTTTAATTGGCATTGGTAGACGATAGTTATTTGTACCATTTTTCATTTTACACCATTGTAAAATTAATCCATTTCCTAACCTTAGATAACCATTTCCATATGTTTGTGTATTTAATGGACTGGCAGGAGATCCTATAATAGTTGTTGTTGCTATAGGTGCTGCAGATGTTCCTACATTTAATTGTTCATCTATAGTAGTCAAATAACTAATCCATCCAAGAGGCCATGATGTTGGGGCTAAATCTGATCTCCATGTATTAAGTGTCTTTGTAGTAGTATTATAAATAGTAAGGCCATCTTTTAAATTTCCAGTACCTAATAATGATATTGAAGATCTTTGTGTAGTTGTCATTCTTGGTGGTAAAATACCTTTTGTTGTACTTGTGAAGTCTGCAATAACATTATCTATAATTGTATTTGTACCAACCAATAAATTACCAGTTCCTATAATATTACCATCTACTTTTACAAATGGACTTGTGCTAGAATTTATTGTTAGTGTTTTTCTATTATAAGATCCAAAATATTGTTCATTCATATATGGATGTCTTTCCCAGAATGTAAGAGTTCCTGATGTAGAAAGTTGTCCACCATCAGGTCCATTGGGTGTATTGTAAACCCCATCAATTGTAATACCATTATGATGTTTCCAAGTTAACCAAGAATCTTGTGAGTTTGCATTTGGTGTAAGTGTTTGACTTGCTCTAACAGACCAATCTTTTATTACTACATTATTGCCACCAAGACCACCTGTATTTTGTATTGTAGATAAAACTCTATTATCATTAATTGCACTACCTAATGTCTCAATATTATTAATATTTAGTCTTGAGTTTATAGTTACATCATTAAACTCATCAACTTTTATTTTTAATCGACCTGTAATACCATCTGTTTCCATACCTGAAAATATATCAACTCCAAAATAGCCTGAAATATATGTACCTCTACCTGGATTTGGACCTGCAGGTATTGAACTATTTGTTGGTATATGTGAACCTAAACCATAAAAGTTTAATCTTTGACCATTATATACAAATCCATCATTAATATTAATATCATTTGATGGACCATTTGCCAACCAAACTATACCATATCCAACATCAGTATTATTAGATGTTGTAGGTATATAAATTCTATTATTTGTTACAAGTCCATATGTTCTAACACTTGTTATTTCATTACCTTGTACTGTAGTACTAACACCATTAGAATTAGAATAATACATACCTGATTTACCAACTCCATTAGATGCACTACTTAGAAATGTGTAAGTTGGTTCTGATACACTACCATCACTTAAAAATAATTGACCATTACTAGGTTTAAATTGCATCTTAGATGAATTTATTCTAAGTGGTAATTGACCATTAGTATTATTTACAAATGTAATGTAGTGTTGAGTAGTAGAATCAAATTCCTCAGTTATATTTATATTTGTTGTATTTGTAGAACTCAATACAGATAAACCACTTGCAGGTGACCAGGTAACACTAGAACCAACCCCAAAATTAGTTAAGACATAATTTTGACTGGATAGACCAGTACCAGTATTTGATAGATGTGATATTCTAGATATATTAAGTAAACCATTATTTATATTACTTGCGTTTATATCTGTAACATGAAGGCCACTTCCAACAAAAGAAGCATTAGTTCTGATATTACCTGCAACATGTAGACCATTTACTAAAGATGGTCCAGATGGCACATTTGCTAAAATGGCATTTCCAACAAGACCTATACCAATTTGATTTGATGCAGGATTTTGATATATTATACTTTTACCCAAAACAGTTGGTCCTAATGTGAATACAGGTAAATAACCAGGTGATGTAGTTCCATCAACTGATACACCAACTGCATTTTCACTTGACCAAGTAGCACCTGTCCAGTAATAAGGACCTGCACCTGGTATATTCAAATCCCATATTCTAAGACCTTGGTACTTGTGTTGTATAGCATCTCTATTGGAGTAAAATGAATCTGTTCCACCAACAACAAATCTGTTGTCAATTGGTGCATCTATTCTTACGTGAAAATTGTCTATTATAATTGGCATAATCTATATATAATTTTTTTAATACTTGAATTGATAATTTATTGATGGAGGTCCTATTTGACTAACATTATTCCATTGATAAACTAAAAACTCTTTAGTTGCCCAAGGAAATTTTGATAATGTCCTTGTACTAACACTGAAATTCACTAAATAATCTAAACCATAATCATCTAATATTTCTGTCAATGGTCCATATGAACTATCATAAACAAAATAATAATTACCAGAACCTGATATATCTATTATTTTATCTGACTTATATTCTACCATTTTTGTTAATGAATTTAATGTATTATTATCAATAACATCTATATTACTAAATCCATAGAAATATGGATAAATACCTTGAACACTTACACTTGCAGTACTTGTTGTAGTACCATCACCTACTGTAATTGTAAATAATGTTAAAGATGTGTCTATTGGAGAAATAACTATTCCACTTGATGTTCCAGTTATTGTTGTTTGTCCATCTGTTGTTATTTGTGGATAAACTCCAGGTATCATATTAGTTAATCCAGTTGGTAGTGTATTTTCAGTTCTCTTTGTAATTGTGTAAGTTAATGTTGGAGTTGGATAAGTTCCTACCTCATAATATTGTTGGTCTACTGATATTGTACAAAGTGGACCTAAATAAGTATATAACATACCTCTTAAAACTTCACTTATTGAAATATTATTAAATGAATTACCCATTGGTAATCCACCTATTGTCATAGGCATATATCTATCATCATCTAATTCTAAAGAATATCCATTTACATTAACTGGTGTTCCAAAAATTTGTATTTCTGAACCAGTTACACCAATAGTATCTAATGGAGGTAGTGTTAGTTCATCCCATACAACTTTACCATCTCTCCAGAACCATATATTACTATCTAATGCTGCATTTGAATAGGTTCCATCTCCATTAACATTTATATCAATATTAGGTAATGGTATTCCATTTAGATTAAAACTACCAGTTGCTGTATTAAGAGTATCAACTATATTTCCAATTGTAACATTACCTGACCTAGCAACAAAATCTATTGAAACAGATTCTGTTACTCCAGACACTCTTTGACTTTGTATAAAGGGTGCATTTGAATATAAACTTGGTTTTTTACCTGAAAGAATTGACATTCTTGTTATTGTATTTGATACAACATCTGACTTTGTATTATAAAGGAAAATATCAACCTCACTATCAAGTAATGTTGAACTTGTTACTCCACCAAAGGCCATAATATCATGTGAATTATCATATGAATAAGTACCTGAGAAAGACCTCTTACCAATGAATATAGTTCTTTTTAAATCATTATCTGTTGGATCTAATGTATCAACACCTATATAAGAATTGGTTGCTAACGTACTTATAGTTTCTTTAAATGGTACACTTGTCCATAATGATAGAATTGCATTTCTTAATGCAATTGGATTTATTAATTTTTCTTCATTATCCAATAAAGGAAATAATAAATCAGTATCAGGTGTAACTGATGAAGTCAAAGATAAATAATCTTGAACTGGGTAATTTATTACCTCTGTTATTGTACCTGAATTAAAACTAAATGTACCTACCATTATTAAAATATAAATTTAAAATCACTATTTTGACTAGCAAATCCACCAGGATAATCACATTCTAATTTAGTTCTCCAAACAATGTATTGACCTTGTGTTGAATATGTAAATGCTGATAATTGTGGATAATCAGAATCATATATTATAAATCCATTTGGATCTTGTATTTGTGATAATGTAGTAAATGTTGCTGGATAAACAAAATATAAATAACCAGAACCATTATAAGTAAATGATATTGAATTACTTAATCCTGGATAAGGTGTTACAGATTTTATTAAAGGAGTATAGTTATTTGTCAATACTGAGCTTGTAAATCCATAATAAACAGGTCTTATAAAGTTAATTGAAGCAGTTAAACTATATATACCAATACTATCATTAACACTTAATACCCAATTTTTAGGACCAGTTGTTGAACTAAATGTAGAAGTATTAAATGTACTACTGATTGATGAACCTGGTAAACCAGAAAATGATAATCCTGTTACACTTGTATTTGATATACTATATGGATTAATCTTTTCTGACTCATTTCTAGCATAAGTTGTAATTGAATAAGTTAAACTAATAGAAGGTGTTGTACCAATTTCTGCATATGATGGATTACTAGGATTGTTATTATTAATTGCTGTGATTTGTAGAACTGGTGGAGCATAAGGATAAAGAACTTTTCTTAATACTTCTGTAACTGGCCAATTTTGAAAGCCTGGTCCATTATCAAATGAATTAACTGAAAATGATGAACCCATTGTAACACCACCTAAAGTTACAGGTGTTAAATTATCATCAATAAACTCTATTGAATATCCATTTACACTAACAGTACTTCCATAAATATTTGTAGGATAACCTGGTGTACCAATGTTATTTAATGATATAGTTGGTTGTTCCCATTTAAAATATCCATCTGGATATGTTCCTCTATATCTTAAAATCATTCCATTAGATGCACTACCAGAAGTTTCTGCTACAGTTGGAAATATAACTCCATTTATTGCAACTCTACCACTTGTTGAAAGTAAGTTAATTCCACCATTATCTGCAGGATTTACAATGTTTAAATCAATTGCAGATTCATCATTATTTACTTTAGACTCAATGTAAGGAGCAACTAAATGTAAACTTGAAAGAGTACCTGCTAAAATTGCTAACCTTGTTATACTTTGTGATGCAGAATCAGGTTTAGTATTAAATAAAAAAATATCAGTTTGTGAACTTAAAAGTTGAGAAGTCATTACATCTAAACCACCAAAATTTCTTTTACCTAATAATATTTTTTGTTTAATATCTCTATTACCTGGATTACTTGAATCAATACCAATATATTCATAATTTGATAATGAATTTGGTGTTGTAACTTTAAAGGGAGTATTTGCCCAAGTTGATAAAACCGCATCTCTAACATCTCTTGGAGATATTAATTTTTGAGTGTTATCTTGTATATCATTTAAAACACTGAAAATATCTGTTTTTCTAGTGGCTTCTGTTAATTGACCTATATTAATACTAAAAGTAGCTGACATTTATAAAATACTTTTTTAGTATATATTAAAAATATATTATCACTTATAAAAAAAGTCCAATTTAAAATTGGACTTTTAGATTAAGAGAATAAGAACTCTACTTTGATTAAATCTTTAACTTTTGCAGTTGTTAGACCTAAATCTTCAAACTGAATTGCATCAAATGGAATTTCATTTTCAACTTCCATTAATTCACTCATTTCTTTTGTAAACTCTTCAACATTTGTAATGTTTACTGCACCTTCAACTGGAGATCCATCTGCATTTTTTGGAATAACTGGTTCTCCATTTTCATCTTTTTCAACCCATTTATCAAAAATTTTCTTTTCCATTTTTAACTTGTCATCAACAATAGAAGATAATTCTTTTATTATTCTAGTTAATTTAAAAGCAGTTCCTGCATTAATATCTAACTCAATTAGTGTATTAAGTGCACCAATTGTATCATTAGTAAGTTGTGAATTTTTTACAATTATACTCATTTTTAATTTAATTTTATTTTTTATATGATTATATATCAACTTTGTTGAGTTCCTCTAATCTATTTTTTATTATTTCAAAATACTTTTCATCTTTCTCAACTAAAATATATTTTCTTTCTAATAAAACTGCTGCATGACCAGTTGTACCAGTTCCTGCAAATGTATCTAAAACTAAATCTCCTACATTTGAGTGTTTTTTAATCAAGTCTTTAATCAACTCTAATGGTTTTTGTGTAGGATGTTCATATCTCTCTTTACCATGACACAGAGGATATTTATAGATACCATTATCATAAACTGAATTGAATGTAGGTTTACTTACTTTAGTAAATGTAAAAAAGAACTCTACTGCATTTGATAAATAATTTAACTTTGAATTAACAGGTACAGGATTATTCTTAACCCATTGACAAACTCTTGGTTGTTTGAACTTACTTAATTCAGCAGCTTCTTTTATTATAGTAGATTTCCATATATCAAAAAAGAAAATAAGTGTTCCTCCTTTCTTTAGTATTCTATAATACTCTTTGAATAGTAAATTCCAATCTATCTCATCTTTATCCCATTGTCCAAAGTCTATTGATAACTTACCATACTTTGATTTCATTTCATCATTTGTATCTTCTGAATAATTTGTAAATCCTGATGAACGTGATATTAAATAGGGAGGATCTGTTAGGATTAAATCAATAGAATTACTCTTAATTTTAATTAATTCTTGAAAACAATCACCATTTATTATATTAGATGAAATATTCATTTATATTCTCTTTCATTTTTATCCACACATTATGAGGTATATCATTTTTGGATCTATTTTCAAACCAAGTTAGAAATTGAAAATTTGACAACTCATTTCTTCTATTATTAGAATCAATATGATCAATAGATGGTTTCTTCCACTTATCTTTGGTGATGATCCAATTAGTATATAATTCATTAAACTTCTTATCATAATAGAATTTTTCTATAAAGTCTATATAAAAATCGGTTTCCCAACTATCATTCTTATTATGTTTTCTTACATTAGAAACTATTTTATTTAAAAACTTTAATTTATCTATATCTTCAAATTTACAGAGCCAATCCAATTCAACATCAAATAATAGGTGACTTTTCATATTTTTAAAATTATTTAATTTACTTCTTTTAATACCCAATGAATTTTTTTTACCCATCAATCCTTTAGAAATATTATTCTTATGTTCTTCTGAAAAAGGTTTTGGTTTTCTAATAACATTAATACCCTCATCCTTTAAAATTCTACTAATATTTACTCTACATATATTACATATTTTTGATATTTCTTTAATAATTAAACCTTCTTTGTATAATTTTACCACACTATCAATAGTTTCTTTGTCATATATAACCTTACTCATCTTTGATTTATTTTTAATTATATATTAAAATGGAAAAATGGAAAATCTACTGAAATTAAGTCAAACCAATTAATAATCATAATGTATATATATATGTCAACATGAAGTCCCTCAAAATAAATATATAAAAGAAAAATATTGGAAATATGATAGATTTTTTTAGAGAATTATTTGTTAAGAGAATTAAATTAGATACTAAATTTTTACCATCTCAAGGACTATTTTATAAAAAGGACTTTGAGATTAGTATTAAGAAAGCAAGTAAAGAAGATATATTAGACTATGAGAAAAACTATGTTAAAGATGATATAGGAACTGTAATTTATCTAATAAAAAAGATAGTAGAAAAAAATATTAAACTTAGTGATGGTTATGTATATGAAGATATTAAAAGTATTGATATAATATTCATTTTTCTAGAAATTGTTAAAATAACAAAAGGTAAACCTATTAATCTACTTTATTTTGACAAAGAAACTGATAGTGAAGGTAAAATTGAATTTGGTTCTAAATACTTTAATTACTTTCAATTTACCAATAAATTGTTACAAAATTATAGTAGTGAAGACAGAAGTTTTACAATAAATGGATATAAATATACTTTACCTTCAATTGGTGTTGAAAACTCACTGACTAATTTTCTTATAGTAAAATCAAATGAAGAAGATGCTTTTAACTATAACAACTATACTTATGATTTTACATATTTTGTAGGTGATAAAAACAATTTGAAGTTTAAAGAAATTGAAAATTTAATACAAATATTCAATTTTGATATGGATAAAGATGAGATGAAAAAAATGAAAGAAGTTATCAAAACATTTTTACCATTACAAAGATATTCATTGAAGAAAGATGGTAGAGTTGTAGAGATGAATAGTAAGATTAACCTTGAGAAAATTTGGAAATGATACTTAATATATAGTTTATGAGAATATTAAACTGGGAATTATTCCTTGAAGAATTAGTTGGAGATACTGAAATATCAAACTATCAGACTTATGCAGATGGTATGGAAAAGTCAATGGATGATAAACTATTCTTTGTTAATAATATTGATTTTGATGTTATTGTAGATTTTGGATGTGCTAATGGTATATTTCTTTCTAAAGTTCAAACAATGAAACCTAATGTTAAGATAATAGGTTATGACTTAGATGATGTTATGTTATCTAAAGCAAGAGTTATTTTAGGTGAAGAAGCTTTACTTACAAGTTCTTGGGATGAAGTGGTTAATGAATTAAGTAACTATGAAAATCCTTTACTTAATTTAAGCTCAGTTATACATGAAGTTTATTCCTACTCACACTCATCTGTTATTAAAAAGTTCTGGGAAAAACAAGTATTTGGTGGAAACTTCAAATGGATTACTATTAGAGATATGATACCTTCTTCTGATATTCATAAAAATGAATTAGAAAATTTTAAACAAGATGTTAAAAAAGTAAGAAAAAGAGCTAATAACTCCTTTCTAAATGATTTTGAAAAAAGATGGGGTTCAATTGATGATAATTATAGAACTTTTTGTCACTTTTTGTTAAAATATAGATATATTGATAACTGGGAAAGAGAAGTAAAAGAAAACTATCTACCAGTATCTTTAGAAACGGTTAAGACAAAAATACCTTCAAGTTATAGTATTGAGTATGAACAAGACTTTATAGTTCCTTTTATTAAAGATAAAGTTGGTAAAGATTTTGGTGTTAAAATTACACATTCTACTCATGTTAAAATGGTGTTAAAAAATAATAATTTTAAATGAAAAAGTTTAGTGAGAGTACAGGTCATAGAGAAAATGGTGAATGGATAAATGAAACACCACAAGCAAAATTGAGAAATCAATTAGGTCCATTTTGGACTTTAGTGAGTATATTATCAGAAGAAAGATTAGATAAATTATTAAATCATCCTGATGGATTAGAAATGATAAAAAAGTGTTTAGAACAATGTAAAGATAGTCAACAAAGAATACTTGACTTAATAAAAGAAACAGAAAATAAATAATTAAAACAATGAGTAAAATTAGAAAATTTAATGAAAACCTTACAGAAGGTTTAAGTGAGTCTGAGGCAGAACAATTATGGAGTGAAGTTGAAAACCAAGGATTTGGATATTGGGTTCAACATTATGGATATGATGGAACAGAAGATCCAAAATTAGTAGAACTATGTGAAAATGCTAAATTTGCAATGAATGAACTTGATACACACATGCAAGCTATTTTTGATAAATATGATATTGGATAAAAACTAAAAACCACTCAAATGAGTGGTTTTTTTTATATTGTTTTGAAATCTTTTATCTCAACACACATATCTACATTTTCATATGAATATCCATCTTCAACATCACTACCATTTTCAACTAAGAACTTTTGTAACTCTTCTCTTGTTGGCATTTCTGGATGTTCAATAAAATAAATATAGTGATCTGAACTTTCACTAGTTGTTGTTAAAACAAATTGTTTCATTGGTCTGTGAGGATTAGGATAACTTGGATTCCCAATTTCCTCATTAAATTTTTTTATTTTCATTATTTATTATTTTTTAAGAATTTTTTGTAAAGACCCATTTCATCTTTTCTGACCTCAAAATCAGAATCTACACCAGTAATAATTTCTTGTTCTTCTGGTTTATATGAATCTTCCATTGCACATTTTGCTTCTTCTAAATTATCAAATGTTCCTAAATATTCTTTAGTTTCTTTATCTACTAAATAGATTTTAGTATTATTGTTCTCATTAAATTTTTTTAAGTATTTCATAATACTATATATAAAAAAATCCTCTTAAAAAAGAGGATTTTTTGTTTTATTTTTCTAAGATCCACATGCAATGCAATCATCAGGTGAATCCAAGGAACAGCTTATCTCAGCCATTTGCTCTTCAACAGTTTTTACTTCTGCTTGTGTAGTGAATTTAATAGCATCACCTGCTGCTTTATTTCTCAAGTAATAGATACCAGTTTTTAATGCTGATTTCTTTTCTCTGTAAAATCTTGGTTTTCCTGTTTTGTCATAAACAACTTCAACATTATCACCTTGTGGAATTATTGCAACACCACTCTCATCTAATATAAGATTTCTTCTTCCCCAACCATAGAAATGCATTGCTGTTAACTTTGCAAAGTTTGGTGAATCCATAAAGATATTCATTGATTGTGTTTGATCAATAAATGCTCCTCTATCTGCAGCCATATCAATAACATCTTTTTGTTTAATCTCATAAACAGTTTTGAATACTTCTTTCACATGAGTTGGTATTTCAGGTATGTTTTGAACAGAACCATTTTCAACAATGATTTTCTTTCTAATTGAATCAGACCAAATACCTAATTTAACTAATTCTTTTACAAGGTATTTATTTACAAGTATAAAAGTACCAGATAAAACACCTCTTGTGTACATATTTGAAGTTTGTGCTTCACAACTTGCTTCATTTCCTAAGATAGATGCGGTTGATGCAGTTGGCATAATACAAGTAGTTAAAGAGTTTCTAACACCATGTTTTTTAATATCTTCTCTTAATTTATCCCAATCCCATCTTTTTGTTGGTTTTGTACCCCATAAATCAAATTGAAATTTTCCTTGTGATATTGGAGAACCAGCATAAGTAGCATAGGCACCATCAACTTTAGCTAAGTCACAAGAAGCTTTGATTGAAGCATAATAAATAGTTTCAAATATCTCTTTGTTAAGTGATTTTGCTTCATCAGAATCATATGCAAATCCAACTTGAAAAAATACATCTGCTAACCCTTGAACACCTAAACCAATTGGTCTGTGTAACAAGTTTGAGAATCTTGCAACTGGTGATGGATAGTAATTCACATCAATAACTTTATTCAAGTTAATAGTAGCACTATAAGCAACATCATATAACTTATTAAAGTTGTAAGTTTTGTTTTTATTAACAAACTTAGGAAGTGCAATAGAAGCTAAGTTACAAACTGCAGTTTCATTAACAGATTCTTGTCCAAAGAATTCACCTAATCCAAGTTTCTCTAATAACTCTTTATTTTGTAATATCTCACCTTGTGTTTTAGTAATTCCTGTTGCTTCAACAATTTCAGCACATAGATTAGAACTTCTAACTACACCAATGTTTGCTTGATTAGACTTCTCATTAATAGAGTCTTTGTATAAAATATAAGGAGTTCCAGTTTCAATTTGAGATTCAAGAATTTTGTTCCATACATCTCTTGCCTTTACCACTTTTTTGAATCTACCTTGTGCTTCATATCCTGTATATAATTCTTTAAATTCTTTACCATAAGTCTCAGTTAATCCAGGACATTCATGTGGACACATTAAAGACCAGTCTTCATCTAAGTCAACTCTTTCCATAAATAAATCATTAGTCCACATAGCTAAGAATAAATCTCTTGCTCTTAATTCTTCAGCACCTTGATTTTTTCTTAAATCTAAGAAATCCATAATATCAGCATGCCAAGGTTCCATATAAATTGCTATTGAACCTTTTCTTTTTCCTCCACCTTGGTCAACTGCTCTTGCAGTTTCATTGTAGATTTTTAAGAAAGGAATAATACCATTTGAAGTACCATTAGTTCCTGCAATATAAGTTCCTTTTGCTCTTACTTTTGTAAAAGAAATACCAATACCACCTGCATTTTTAGAAATTTGTGCAGACTCTTTTAGTGTATTGAAGATACCTTCAATTGAATCATTCTCAACATCTAATAAGAAACAAGATGATAATTGTGGTCTACCTGTTCCTGAGTTGAATAAAGTTGGAGTTGCATGAGTATAGTAACCTTCTGATAATAATTTGTAAGTTTCAATAGCTCCTTCAATGTCTTCACCACATATTTGTAGTGCAGTTCTCATATACATATATTGTGGTCTTTCTGCCACTTTACCATTAACTTTTAATAAGTATGATTTTTCTAATGTTTTAAAACCAAAGTAATCAAAGTTGTGGTCTCTTGAGTGTACAATTGCAGAGTCTAATTCATCAGCATGTTTTAACACTAATTTGTGAAATTGCTCTGATACAATTGGTGAATGTTTTCTAGTTTTAGGATCTACATATTTGTATAATTCTGTAACTGTTTCTGAGAAACTTTTCTTAGTTTCTTTATGTAATGCAGTAATTGCTAATCTTGCTGCTAATGTTGAATAATCTGGATGTTTTGTTGTAAGAGAAGCTGCAGTTTCCATTGCTAACTGATCTAAAACAGAAGTCTGAATATCAGGCATAATACCTTCAATTACTTTTTGTGCAACTTCAAATGGTACAATCCATTTCTGGTCTAAACCATAGGTTTGTTGGGTTATTCTATCTAAGATTTTGTCTAACATGACTGGCTCTTTCTTACCATTTCTTTTTATTACTTTTATCATGCTCATTTATTAATTTTTTGTTTTTTATATATTGAATTAATTTTCTCTGTAAAAAAATCAATATTTTGTTTTTTATTGGTTTTTTATAATACAAAAAATAATTTATTTTTATAAAAAATCTATGTTATTCAGTTTGTTTAAGTTATACTTAAATTTTGTATTATTTAATATTTTGGTTATTTGTTTAATATTTACATTATAAATATTTTCATAAGAATCCACCTTAAAAGAATTTTCTTCATAGTGTGTTTCCATTACAACACCTGTTATTATTTTTTCTTCTTCTGTGATTTGGTCAATCCAAAAGAATTCTACTTCTGTTCCTTCATAGATATTTCTATTTGTAATATCTTTAGAATTGAAGTTTTTACCAATATGGTCTTGTAGTTCATTTATAATCATATTTCTCCATTTGTTGTCTAATAACTTAAACATATTAAACAAATTATCAGAAAAGTAAACTGATAATTCATTGAAAAGTTCAACATTAGTAAAACTCTCATCTTTAAGATGACTTTTCAATAGAGAATAGTAATTATTAAAATCTACTCTTGATGGTTTTCTTCTATTATTTAAAAAGTTAATAGAAGTATGTTCTCCTAAGATAGCATAAACTCTTTCTTTAACTAATTTAGATCTAACATACATCTCATTATCAATAGATTCAAAGTGGTAATTAGAACCTCTATCTACCTCTATTGTTTCTTTATAATATCCTGAGAATAAATCTGCGGTATCATCTTCATCTACAGGATCATCTTTTTTACCTTTAAATATGGAGTCATATTTCAAAGAGTGTTTACCTTCTATTTTATGTTTAGAAAGTACAATATCATCATTTTCAGAAGTAGTAGGTTTTACTTCTTCTATTAAGTCAAGTTCATCTTCATTAATCTCAATAATAATATCTAAATTATCATCATCATCTTCAAAATCTAAACCACCTGAACTTGAGTCATCTGAATCATCTTCATCAAATTCCTCCATTGAAGGTCCTTCAAAATCACTTTCAAAGTCATTTTCAAAGTCATCATCTTCATCTATAATCTTGGTCATAGTTTAATTTTATTTTATCTTTTATACAGCATCAATAAACTGGTCTCCTTCTAAAGTTAAGTAGGTAGGATTTAAGTTTACTCTAATTTGGGATTGTGAGAAATCACCATCTCTCTGTTTTAAGAGTTTGAATCTGTATAAATTCTGTCTTTTCATTTCTTCTGTTCTAATAATAACAAAGAAACTATCAGCAGTTTCTGCAATTGCTTTAGACTCTGGTATACTTTCAAGTGTAATATCTGATGCATTCCAAGCATCCTTAGCAACTTGTACAGCACTTAGTACTGGACACTTCCATTTTGCAGCAAGGCCTCTTAAACCCTCTGCAAGTTGTTTACCTTTAGTGTAAAGGTTATCTGAACCAATCCCTTTGATTGGTGCAATAAGAGTAATGTAATCAACTATAACAAAGTCAATCTTAACATCTTTCTTTTCTTTTAATTTCTGTAAATAATTGTCAAAGTCATTAACTGTTGCAGTTCCTGCTGCCCAGAATTTACAAAGGATTTTACCAACTTTCTTGTTGAAAATATCCCCGCCTTCTGCTTGACTTAAAGCATCAATTCGTTTCTTAATGAAAGAACCATCCTTAGATATATTATCATAATCATTAATAGGAATTCTCAAACGCATAGAACCTAAACGTTTCATTACTTTCTTCTCAGTCATTTCTAATGAAATATATAAAACATTGTAACCCATATCTGCTGCCTTAACTGCAAAGTTTTGCATCCATAAACTTTTACCTGCATTTGTAGCAGCCATAATTAAGTTCAATGATGCTTGGTCCCAACCACCACCTAACATATGGTCAATAGTTTCAAATCCACTTTTTACTTTTAGAGCAGATGTATTTTGATTATGAGATTCAGGATCATCAAAGTCAGAACCCATATCTTCATCATCAACAAAGTTAGTACTTGACATTTCATCTACAATAGCTTTAATTCTATTTGCAGCATCCATTGCTTTTTCAAAATCATTAATTGAATCAAGTCCTCTTGTTTCATCAATGATGTCAACTGTTCCAGTTTTAAGACGATTTGATAAAACCCATGCATTAAACTTTGGTTCAATAAATTTCTTTTCATCATATTCTTTAAGATCTACTTGTAAAATTGATTTTAATATATCTTTAGTAATAATACCATCTTTGTCTTCTAATGTTACCATATCAAGAATTTGTCTTGGAGAAGGTATGGCAGTATCAGAAGCTTTTAACATATAATCTCTGACAACATTATACACAAATTGTATCTCAGCATTTCTGTAAAAGAATGGTTTGACCACATCAAAGAACTTTTTATTCTTTAATATGTAGCTGAAAAAAATTTTTTCTAATTGTGGTGTCATTTATTTGGTTATTTACTTATTTATTATTATATAAAAAGTAATACCTAAGTTTACAAATAATTACTGTTCATTAATCATTTCACCTTCTTTTGGATCAGTTCCAAAAGTTGAAAGCTTTTTAATACTAGTGGTTTCTAATTCATCAATGATTTCTTTCTCATCTTTATTACTAATATTAAGTCTTCTTTTTAGCTTATGTACTAATTCTGTAATACCATGTTTAGTTACTATTGTTGCAATACCCAATGATAATCCTAAAAAGTTTGCCAAAAAAGTTTGTAAGTTCATATCATATTTACCAACAATATATGAAATACCATTTAAGACAGGTATTAAAATTGTAGTGTATGCAAACATATCAATAAATCCATTTACCACAGTATTTATATGCTTACCTATTAATTGAAAAATATTTTTGATTGATTGAAATGCTTTAATAACATCTTTAACTATTCCATTTCCAATACCCATCATTCTCAATTCTTCTAACATAGATTTGGAATCTTTTGTCAAAATATCTTCTTCTTCACCATCTTTAAACTTTTTCTCTTCTAAATAAATTATAGAAAATGCACAAATAGTAAGAAGTACAACTTTACTTGGATCCATTTCAATTGAATCAATATTCATATTTTTTAATAAACTATCAACTATAGGATAAAAAGCAGTCATACCAGTACCAAATGTAGAAATTAAACGAGTATTTAATCTCAAATCTTTCATAGTCTTAGTTTGAATTCTCTTATATGACGGTTTTCTAACACCACCACTTGATTCTTTTATTGGCATATCAAATGAATCTAAGAAATCTTGTGCCATCTTGTCATAAAGAGCATACTCTTCTAATCTTTGTATCTTCATAGACTTATATATTAAAATATTTTTTCATTTTTATTAAAAAAGCAGGAAAAGCAGAAAAAAACATTAATATATATACTAAAATAAAATAGCTAAAACCATGAAACACATAAAAAAATTTGAAAACTTTGATTTTGGAAGATTCAATGATGAAGACGAAGTAAAAGATCCAAACTTTGAAGAACAAGACTTTACTGACTCTGACTCAGAAGAGGAAGAATTTGCTAATGAAGTAGAAGATGAGGATGAAGAAAGATATGAAGATGAAGAACAAGAAGAACAAGAAGAAGATGATCACAGAATCAGAAGATGGGGTGATGAAGAAGTAGTGGAAAAGAAAAAAGTTAATCCAGGTTTTCAAGCTTATTTAGATAAACAAAAAGGTAAAAAGGCAGATAAAGGCAATGATAAAAAAGGTGGTAAAAAAGGTAAACCAGATTTCTTAGATATTGATAAAGATGGTGATAAAAAAGAAACTATGAAGAAAGCAACCAAAGATGCTAAAGATGATAAAAAAGATGATAAAGGTGGTAAAAAAGGTTTAACAGCTGGTCAAAAGAAATTACCAGAAGCAATGCAAAAAGCTATTTTGAAAAAACAAAAATAAGAATGAAACATTTAGTAAAGTTTAATGAAGATATTAAAGTAGATTCTAGAAAAATTAAAGATATTCTTAGTAGTGATATAATTAAAAAAATTAAAAAATTACGTTGTATGGGGGTCTAATGTTGAATGTGTTGGATATGAGGATGCAAAAAAAGATATTATAGAACTTATAAAAAAAGAAAAATAATAATTATGAAGATTAAGAAATTTAATGAAGAATTCTTTGGTGGTGCAGAAGGTCAGGTAAATATTAATATTGATGGTGATGGACTAGTTAAAGAAGCAGTTATTAATGAAATTAAAAAATTATTAAAAAATATGGGTGGTGATATAAATCTATCAGTTGATGGTGAAAAAATTAACATATAATAATAATAATAAATTTAAAAACAAAAAAGACCCAAATTGGGTCTTTTTTTATGAAGTAACTTTAATGTTAATTCTCTTTATTGCATTTTGTACCCAATCAGGTAAAAATTGTGAACTATGTTTCATCACATCACCAAATGAACCATCTATAATAATAGTATCTGCATAATCCTTATTAGATCTAACTGGTCTACCACTCATCTGAATAATTCCAGAAACTGTCTTCCAAGAATACCAATCAGGATTATTACTTTGTCTCATTTTGTTTTTCTGAGATCCTAAAGTTGGATAAGGAATTTTGGCTATAATTTGAAATCTTGCCAAATCATCATCAAAAGAAACTCCAGTGTCCATAGATGGTGAAACTATTACAGTAGGTTTATCACTCTCACAATGCAT